CGCACGCACGCGCACCCGCACGCACGCGCACCCGCACGCACGCGCACCCGCACGCACGCGCACCCGCACGCACGCGCACCCGCACGCACGCGCACCCGCACGCACGCGCACCCGCACGCACGCGCACCCGCACGCACGCGCACGCTATAAAGTCTACACAAGTTCAAACCCGAACCACCTTCAACTTACTTTAACCTCAACTCCAAAAAACTTTAACTTACTTCAACTTCCCCACGCGCACGGGTTAACCAATCCTGTTCGCCGGAAAAATTGAACCGAAACAAAACCTATACAAGCCAAAAAACCGACCGACTGGAATCACGTGGTGTGATAGCACAGGGTATGAAAAAGCCCGAAGTCTGGGGAACTTCGGGCTGGAGGGGTGGAATGTTATGGGAAGTTACGGGTAAGTTGGCCAGTCGTTAGCCGACTCCCATTCTTCTATTTGGTACAAGTCGGACTCTTCTAAGTCAAACTCTGCCTTGGGGATAGTTTCCCCAATTTCCAAAACTTCCAAGACTTCCAGTCTGCCATAGTCTGTTGCTGCTTCGTTCATGGTATGCCTTTGTAAGTTTGGGCGTCCCTGCCCTTGAAAGTTACTCCAAGATTGCTTTGCGTAGCAGTCTCAGTTCGTCTGGCTCTGATTGCCCGGGAACATACCGGCAACCTTTTTCGTAAACTTTCATCCTGCCAGCCACGGCAGGATAGTTTAAGACTTGAGATTGCAGGTGGATATATCTTATTCTCCCCTGTAACCTTTCTTTTGTCGCTTGTCGGCACCTTGCCGCCACTAGGCGGAACAAACTTTTTTGTTGTTCTTCCGACAGTGGGATAGAATCCCTCACATGGTCAAGTAAACTTATCATTTCATTTCTCCGTATGTTTCTGATTCAAGGCTGGTTTTGAGTTCATCTTTCATTGCCATTATCACAGAAATGGCTTTCTGCTTTAATCCCTGTGGAAGAATCCACATCCTTTGCTCTGTCAGTTCCCTGCCCTTTAGGAAACATGAAAAATGATTGACATCTTGGAGATACCACTCGCCTTTGTGCCTTACCCAATCTAGGGATGCTTCAACAATGTATTCATCCACGGGTATAACTACCTGCGACGTTTCATAGTCTTCATACTCACATTCGACTACAAAGTAAGCGTAGCAACCCTCCCAGTCACCCTCTTCCCCTGGAACTTCTAAGTCTGGGAAAGCCACTGTATCTAAGTTCTTTCCCTGAAAGAGAGAGTCCACTGACCTCTTGTAAGCGTCAATGTCAAACCCCCCTATGAATCTTTCATCCTCCCACAGGTGGCCGTGGGCATAATATCCCTTCAAGTCATCTTTAAGTTGCCCCAAGGTCATTGCCCCGTCAACGGCACAACTTACAAACGGCAGGTGATGACCGCCGAAGTAGTCTGGCAGACAACAATCACAGTAACTTATTGTATATTCACTCATCTTTCACCTCATGTTTTTGTTAAACGATAGACCCACTGGCTATCCCAAAGTCACCTTGTAAAAGAAACTTTGGGATAGTTGCACGTCCTTGTGCAATGATTATGGATACTCTTCACCGTATGCGGAGGGTAGAACCTCACCACAGGAACAACATAGTTCATGCTTCTCCCATAAAACATCTATCCCAACGCACCCTTTTGAGATATTCTCAATCAGCAGTAACTTGTTATGTCGGGATTTTAGACAATCCCAACAAACCAACCCGTCCCAATCAAAGATATACAACGGATAGCCCCCCGGCCAGGCATACTTTTCTTCTGCTTTGATTGTTTTAAGGAGTTGCTTTACACTTGTAAATATCATCTTTCACCTCTTCGGTTGTTACACAATGACCAACTTCGGTCATCCAGGAACATACTCTTAGAATATGCTCTTGGATGATGCCACGTCCTTGTGGAATCCAGAGATTTACTTCTGGTTATTCAGGTCATACAATCTCTTGTACTCCCCCAGCAACTCTAAGAATGCTTCCATATTCTTAGAGTATGTTAGGTTCTCTTTAGCTCTTGTCATAGCCACGTACAAGAGTTGCAGACTTTGGCTTTCCACTAGGTAGTTATACTTTTGAGCATCGCTCATGTTATCCCAACCTGAGTGAGATGATGTTTCTGGAAGAAAATCATCTGTTAGATGTACATTCTTCCACTCTAATCCCTTAGACTTATGCCCTGTTGCGATGACGATTGTTGCCTTATCTTCACTTGTTACCAAACAACTTTTGATCTTTAGGATAGTTGAGTGGATTGGTGTACATTTTTTTGTAATCCTTACATACTTTTGTATTTCCCCATCCGTGGATTCTTCAACTTCTTTCCAAGAATGAAAGGAAGACATCTGTCTATCAGGATACTTTATCTTCGGTTGTCTCCCGGCTACCCAAGCCGACCATAGTTCCGAAAGATGATACATCTTTTTGAATGTATCCTTCATATCGGCATGGCAAAAGATACTCTCTCCATCATTTGCCCCGGCTATGAGAATGTCCATCATTGTCGCGTTGTTTCTGACAAGATATGTTCGTTGGTCAAACGAACCAACTCCATCATAGTCTTTCCCCCTACCTAGGACTTTCTTTCCAAATGTTTCTAAGATTAGGTTTGCCTTACTTGCCACAATTGGCCCGAACCTGAATGATTCTGATAGTTGGCAGCTTTTCCAATCTTTAGGAATGTTGCTAAAGAAGTTCTTTGCCCCTCTAAACCCGTAAATACTCTGACATTCATCGCCAACTGCGATAAGTTGAGCCTTCTGCGACAAGAAGACCCCAAGACACACTGGGTTAGTGTCCTGGGCTTCATCTAACATAACTCTTGGATAACCTAAGTTAGGCTTACTTAAAGCCCACAACTTTAAGTAAACATCATGAGTGGAAAACAGTGCAATCTTAGGATTAGACAGGTTCTCCCACAAGGTCTTGGCATCCTTTCCGAAACATTGGTGTTCCAGAGGAACTTCATGTTCCACGTATTGTTCCAACGTGGTGGCGTTTGAATTACAAAACCCTTTAACAATGTCCACCGCAAAGGCCAGCATCTTGTTAGCTGTTCCTTCATCCTCTGGTAGAGACTCTTTTAGGATATCCCTTACAAGCGATGAGTCATAGAATGTAATTATTAGGCTGTCCTTACCTTTCCTGAATTGACTCCCAAACTTCGCAAAGGCCAAAGCATGTATTGTCTTGCAGGTTACATGGTTCGGAAACTTGGTTGAGGCTTCTTCGGCAATACTCTTGTTAAAAGATATGTAAAGTGTATTCACCGAGTCCTGCCCGGCAATCATCTGCAATGTTGAAGTCTTACCTGTCCCGGCAAGTGCCTGAATGGCGATGTTTTTCTTGGATGCAACTGCATCTAAGATAGCCTGCTGCTCAGAAGTCGGTTTAAGTTTCATGTTATCACCTAGGATGTTGTAAGTTCACTTTCTCACCTTGCCAAACTTCAGGCAAGGTTATGGCCAGCTTGCCACAAGTTCCGGCAAGTTCCAGGCATGACCTGGGCCAGCAATCCGGCTGGCAACCATTATTATAAAGGGTGACTTGACGGTGTCAAGGCCCAGGCGGAATTATTCCAGTCTGGCAGCTGTACGCCACGTGCATATAATATAATAAGGTATTGCATAATCCATGCCACGCCGACCGCAAAAAAAAATTAAAAAAACCGCTTGACGCGCCGCATATTATTATTTTATTATAACCACCACAGCCAGGGCAGGCCGTTTTAAGCCAAAAAGCCTAAAGCCAAAAAAGCAAAAGGCCAAAATCTTTCCAGGACTTTCCCTTATAACAGTGTGGTTCGCCATAAAACTTTTCCAAAGGTCAAACATGAAAGACTCAAATTCCCTGTCGTTCGACGAAAGAATGAAGCTATGCTGGAACTTGCCCCAAGAAATCCAAGATGCTGTCTATGCAGAGATAGATAAACAAAGGGCCGAAGCGGCTGCCCATGAAGCAGACTACGTTGCCGCGCAAAGACAGATGGAGATTGTTGAGGAGCAAAACTACTTTGCAGAAGAATTGCTGGACAACATAAGTCTTCTTCTTCAAGAGACAGAGGTGGATATGTTCAACACTCGAAAGTCAGCACAAGCAGTAGCTTTGATAAAGTCTATTCGGGACGCCATGCAAACATCGTCTTTTGAAAAAGGTCGCAACAAACCCACAACCAAGAGGTAGTAACAATGTCAACGATACTTATAGCAATCCGCAAGACGGAAACCGGACAAACAAACCGCATATACCTGTCCCATCATTGGTTCGACGACTTAAGCCTTCGGTGGAAGTTTGGCCAACTCTACCAGACCACGGATGGTTCATGCGCCCGGACATTAAACTTAAACATCACAGTCCCGGAGTTCGTAGAACTTATACGCCAGGAAATATGGGCGGGAGTGTCACACCTAACTGTCAAAGACCCGATCAAGTTCATGACAGACCTTGCAGACTTAATGGCCTTCGACAGAGCAATCGACGTATACAGACGCCGACCCGAACTTGAGGATGATGCAGCTATGCCAGAATGGCTGTCAAGCGACTTCAAGATTCTACTTGACTCCCTCTGGGTGTCTATTGGCGGCGACAATTAACAACATAACAACGTAACAACGTGAGGTGAAACATGTTTAACAATCATTCAGAATACATGCAATACATTGCGACAGAGATGGATGTTGAGGAAAGAAACAGGAACAGTGGATTCAAGGATGAGTATGAGATACGGGGATTCCTTGACAGGGCAATGTACCTACGATTTTTAACCCACGCATATCCTGCTGAAAGCGTTTACGAACTCTCTAATAAACTTGGAAGTCAACACGACTTCGGCGAACTAATAACCCAGTTGAAAAAGCTGAAAAACAACTCGTAACCACCGCCTTTGGCGCAAGGACGCGCCTAACCCACGTCCATAAACCCCTTATGCTAAACACCGACCAACAAAAAGCCCTAACATTTCTTCGGGCATGGTGGACAAGTCCTGAGATGTTTGCCGTATTGACTGGCCCCGGTGGGGTCGGTAAGACATACATCTTGGAAGCCTTCATTCAAGAAGTTTCGAGCAAAGACACCGTAAGCCCCTTGTTCCTGGCCCCAACGCATGAAGCCCTTTTACAACTTAGGCAACGTATAAGCGGTGACTACCCCTTCAAAACTATACATTCCTCTCTTGGGATTGTTCCAACAGGGGAGAAAGAAGTTAGTTTCTCAAAGCTCTCGGGCAAGCTCCCAGATATATGGGAACAGGTTAACCTGTGCATTGTTGACGAAGCGTCAATGATTCCAGAGGACATCCTCAACCTACTTATGTCAACTAAGGTCAAGACCCTGTTCGTCGGCCATGAGTCACAACTTCCACCTGTAGTGCCGTCACGTCACCGGAATGACCCTTGTATAAGTCCGGTTTTTGCCCAAACCCCGGAATCTTCTCGCCCACAATCGCGGTTTGGGTGGGACTCCGTGGCGAACATTCCAAAGGTTGCGCTAACTATTCCGATGCGAAACTCCGGGGACTTATGGGCTTACACACAACAAGTTGAGGCAAGTCTCGCAAACCCGGCCCAAACTGATATAAAGTCAGTTTTCGACTGCACAAAAGGTGTTTTCAACCGTTACATTCGCTCAACCGAGGGCCAGGACTCTATCCGTGCTGGCGACACCAAAGTTATTCTATGGTCGAATAAGGGCGTGGCGGCCTATAACGATATTATTCGCCAGGAACTTTTCGGTGAGAAAGCCTTACTCTCTCGGTTTTTGCCCGGTGACAAGATTCTGTTAACAGAACCCTTGTTCCAGCCGAGTCTGGCAGACTATACAGAAGCCAGGCTCTCACGGCTTAACAAAGCCCAAACAGACTACTACTTTAGTAATGCACAGGCAACAATCCTTGGATTCTATCCAAAGACCCTTGTTTTCAACAAAGCCTTTTCACTTGACGTAACAGTTGCAAAGGTTGCTTTCGTAGACTCCGAAGCTACCATTGTTATTCCGAACAATCCCATGCAAATGGCGGCACTTGCAGCATATTTGGAACACGTAGCTTGGAACGCCCCCACACCGTCTGATAAGAAGCGGGCCTATGAACGTCGCCGTTTTATCCTATCGTGTTTTGCCAGCGTACTGCACGCTTATGCAGTAACAACTCACCGTGTCCAGGGCAAGACCATCGACACCGTATTTGTGATGCTGGCTGACATCCGCCGGAATCCAAACCCCATTGAGACAAAAAAGTGCTGGTATACAGCGGTTAGCCGCGCAAAAAGGCAACTTTTCGTATACAAAGGGGTTGCATAGCGCAATTCAGCGTGTTAAACTACTATCCATGCAGTCCAGAACGGACGGCATCCGGCCCCGGTCAACCGCCCCCACCCCAGGTAACAACATGAAGCATCAACCCACAACACGTTACGCACTACGTTACTACAACTTTCCCGGAGAAACCATTATATGCTTGAAACAGAAACCCCAACCCCTGTTTACGATTCAGGGTATACTGACGAACGTAAGCATGAACTTGAAGTTGCTTACAAGAAACTTGAACGACGTGTTGCACGTGGTGAGGGAGAAGTTACACGGACAGAGTTTCGTAATGTCGTTGTTCCTTATATGCGCTGCAAGCGTGTATCTGACTTTCTTCTGAAAGAACCTAAGCCAAAGCCTGTCAAACCACCCCGGGTCAAAAAGCCCAAGAAACTCACAAAGAAACGTCTGAAAGAGATACTTCCGGGAATAATGGAGAAGCTGGCAACCGGACAACCGCTGGATGCCGAAGAAATCCAAGCAAAAGAACAGTTTGGATTGGCTTTGCCGGAGGCAGACACGGACACGGACACGGACACGGACTTACTATAAGCCGCAACACCCAAAGCACACTTTGCAACCCACTGAAACACTAACATGACAAACACATACACCGCAGAAATCATCGCAGACTCGCTGTCTGAACATGGCGCAAGAATAACTACACTTAAGTGCCGTTACCCCCTGTTTATCCATGCTGAACTTCTGACTCACAGGATGTTTTCCAGAAACTCAGCTTCTAGTCGGGCAATCCCAACAACGTCCTTACTCTATGACGTGGAGTCAAACCCTGTTATCCCTGAAGTCCTGTTCAAGAACTGTATCGGGATGCAGGGAATGGAAGTTTTGGATGACTCTATCAAAGAGATAATTGCCACAGGACTTGTCAAACACTTATCCCGGACACTTAAACTTGTCAAAGGTCTGCAAGACTATGGCCTGCACAAACAATCAGCTAACAGATACTTAGCCCCTTTCCAGCACATTGATACACTTCTAACTGCAACAGATTGGACAAACTTCCTAAGTCTGCGCCTTGCCCCTGATGCTCAACCTGAAATGCAGATGCTTGCCAGGGCTATCAAAGAAGCCCTCGACACGTCCACCCCAGTAAGACTTAAACAAGGCGAATGGCACTTGCCTTTTGCAAAAGACTTGCCTCCGATGGACTTATCCCGGCTTAAAGATATTTGTGTCGGAAGGTGTGCCAGGGTAACTTATGGAACAGGGACAGGACACTACACCCCAGAACAGGATGCTAGTCTTGCGAAAAGATTGGCCTCAGCAGGACATGCTTCACCTTTTGAACACATTGCCAGACCCTTTACCGGAAGTGAATGGCAGTTAGCCCGGGATATACAGACACTTGCCAGACATTCCCCGCATGGACTAATGTTTAACAATCCAATGTATAGTAGGAATTTGTTTGGATGGGTTTCTTATAGAAGAGAGATGGGGCTATGATTGTCAGCCATGCCGGTGGCCCTCAGCCAACAGAAATACTTGGCTTAGTGTAGCATTCAAATAGTAAGACTTAGACATCAAGAGGTAACAACAATGGCAAAAGTAATAACACTTTACGCTGCGGCACGGGATAAGCGCAAATTCACCGAAGGGGAAGCACGGAGCCTCCTATACATACTCGGAAAGTATTGCAGTGCCGACATAAAAAACAAACTTAAGGCAGCTTTTGAGGCTATGCCAACCGAGCCAACTATAAGAAAAGCCTTAACAACTATGGACGAGTCAAACAGCCTTAAACTTTACGAAACAGATGCTTTTTATGAACCCGAAAACTCGTACAAAGATGAAATCCGCAAGATTCGCCAAGCATTCCTAACGCCCCGGAGCCAAAAATGACACTACAAACCCTATTCCCCTTCCACTTCTCCCCATCCACTATGTCAGACCTTTGGTCATGCGAGTTCGCTTTCTACCGTAAGCACATCCAAAAACTCAGACCAATGGCCCAAACTGACAGTAACTTGTATGCAGGGGGGTTGTTTGCCTCAGCTTGTGAAATCACGCGCAAGGCTTTCTTCAACGATAAGGTTCCAGAAGATACGGCTATCCAACTTGGCAAAACCCACATTCTGGAAGCAGATTCAACCGAAGATGACTTGAAGTCTAACGAACGCCTTGCATACGTCTTTGAGAAATACTTTCAACACTACCCGGTTGACAAAGACCTTACACCTTGTGAACTGGAAGATGGGACATACGCCATCGAGTATTACTTCGACCTAGGCTTGGGGATTCCACATCCTGACTTTCCAGACAAGGAACTGTCATTTGTTGGGCGGCTGGACTTTTTGGGTGAACGACGCGAGAGTGGCAAGACCGTCAGATACGTTGTGGACGATAAAACAACCAAAGCTGTGCGTCGTATTACTGGGACAAAAATCCCGGACGTGGCCACAGAGGAAAAAATAGAGTCTACCCGTGGTCAGTTCATGGCGTACATATACGCGGCCCGTGCAATCGGCGTCAAGGGCATAAACAAGGCACTGATTCGCCGGGTTCCGATCCTGGCAACGTATGAAAAGCCTTACGAAATCCCACTAACGTATACAGACCACGCCCTAGAATCATGGTTTACGTCCACCACTGATAAAATCATGGACGTACTGGAGCGGTATAAATGGCTAAAAGCCAACGGTGAAGAAAATGCGATAAAAGCGTTCCGGCCTGTTTACAATGACGCCTGCAATAGCTATAATCGCCCCTGTACATACAAAGTAGGCTGCCTTCACCGAGAGGGCGAAGAAATCCTGGCACAAACATGTGAACAGACTGTGCATACTAAGGTTGGGGATACTTGGGTAAACCTGCCCCTAAAACAAGTTCTGAAAGACCTAAGAGGCACTCCGACGTAACAAGTTACTACCTCCCTTGGGGACATGGATGTTCCTCTTTTTACAAGGATGCAAGCAGCGCATAGCGCATCCCCCCAAACACAAACACAAAGGTTAAACTATGAACGCAAACACAACATTCCACATCCCCTGCACGTATCGCGCCCTCCGTGAGTTTTTGAAACTCAGCAAGGACAGCGCAAGGCTCAAACTTGTAGTTACAAAGAAATACTGCATACTTGCCTCAAGTCCGATAATTATACGGATTCCGCATGAGAAGCCCCTAGCCCTCAAGGCTGCATTTGAGATAGACTTCGACGATACGAATAATAAGGTTGTTTTTGACACCATAAAAACTCTCCAGGCAAGACTTGCAAAAGAGTTTATAGGTTTTAGATACTTGGACGACACAACTTCTCCCAAACTGTTAGTTGACACAAACCCGGATGTTGCCTTCGACACAAGAAGTGTAGGGGTCTATCAACAGGGCAAGGATTGGTACACCCATACAGCAGACTCATACATTGAAAGTGCAAATGGTAACAAAGCTGCACCCGGGATGTTCGAGACATACGCTTACAACTGGGAGTATCTGGCTTTTGTCGTGGACTTATACTCTGAAATTAACGCCCCAGTCCAACGACATAAAGCTATCACACCAAGAGACTTCATATACACAACAACACAATTCCCTGGGACTAAAGCCCAAAGTCTTATAATGACAACCAAAGGTTCGCATGAACCTTACGAAGCAATCATTGCGCCTGTTACGCTGTAAACCCTGTTACGCTGCAACCACATACTAAGAGACAAACACCATGAAAATTATTCTGACAAATGCTTTCTCCCTCAACATGCTTGAAGATAACTGTCAGTTGGACGTATTCACGCTCAACATCGAACAAGTCAAACTTATACTTGAGCAAATTCCTTGGGAGTCAGCCATTGGACACGCTGACACGGCTGCCATGGTCGGGAACCTGCTCGGAATCGACATTCCCTGTAACCGTGTTAATATAACAATGGAGAGAGGGAATCCCATCATTGTCGCACAATATGTTGGCCCCCGTCTTCCGGAAGGAACAACGGTACTCCCAGAAGGCAGCAGCATAGTTTTCAAAAGAGTAGAGAAGTTCTACGCCTAACCCTATTGCCTACCTTTCTTTGAAGGGTAGGCTTCCCTGCAACCCTTGGTGCATCCATGAACAAACAACTTAAAGAACAAACCCCTGACATCCCGGATTCCTCCGTTAAGAAAATAATTCTGTATGGTGCGGGTGGTACGGGTAAGTCCACGTCCATAGCAACAACCTTGATTGACGCTCCGGCAAACCGCAGAATAGTTTATCTGATGACAGAACGGAATGCTGTTAGTGGCCTAGAATATGGTTTGCAGAAACATGGGATAACCCCAACGCCTGGACAAATAGTCTATGTGTTTCCCCAAGAAAAAAAGAAGGCTTTTGTAGACTTGGAGCGGGCTTTTGCCTTGTACGAACAAACAAGCAAAACCGAAGCCCTCAAAGGTCAGTCTGCAACAACTCAAGGCAAGGAGAACTACGGCTACATCAACAAGATTCTCAAAACACTCGCAAAATTCACTGGCCAAGACTTTGCCACCGGAGAAACAATCGAAATCGGCAACGTAGGGGACTTGACTTCGTCGGATATACTTGTCATTGACGGATTGTCGCCGATTGGCAACGAAATATGGAACAGCATGGTAGGGGATAAGCTTGCTATAAGTATGACAGACTATCGCCCTCCCCAACGCTCAATGTATCTTCTGTTTGCCGCTATTGCAAAACTCGATTGCCATGTTATACTGCTCGCCCATGAGAAAGAAGTCTTGAATGATTCAGGTACACTTGACTGCCTCAGAGTCAATACCTGGGTTGGCAATAGTAACTATGAGACGCTCATGGGCCTCTGGACAGATGTTGTCTATGCGTATAAGCAGGGCAATGCCTTTAAGTGGGCAGGCCAGCGTCCCAAAACATATACTATTGCACGCAACATCCCTGCGAAAGATAACCTTGAACCTTCTTTTCACACTCACGGAGTATTTTCTACGAAACAGTGATGCCAAAGCACTTACGCACTCACACAAACCTACAACCCTAACCCAAACCGAGAAACAACAATGTTCAAAATCTTTCCCATCAAAAATAAGCCCTTGCTGCCAAAGACTTCTGACCAAGACTTCGCAGACGGTTTGTCAGAGACTTTCCTCTTTTACTTCGTAGATTCTGCGGAAGACTACGAAGCAACAGCCGACTTCTTATACGCATCACAAGATGATTCACCTGCCTTTATCCAGGGCAGCCGCAAAGCACTAGAATTTATACGGGAGGCGCGAGCAAACGCTAAAAAAGTTACAGACATCAAAACCACACTTTCACTTTAACACACTTCAACACAACACAACCAAAGGTACATTACAATGGGTAGATTTTCAGTTTCAATCGAAGAAATGTCAGATAAGGTCGAGATTCTTGACCCGGGTATTTATGCTGCCGAAATAACTGACATCGGCGGTCAAACCCGCGACGGGGACTTCTACATCAAGATTGACGAAGAACGGAAATGGAACAGTAAGCTCAAAGCTATGGCATCCACTGGCCAAAAGACTATCCAAGGTGGTTTCACGTACAAGGTTGTGCTGCTTTCTGAAAAAGCCAAGGCCCAACTTCTTGTTGACGAACCCCAGTTGGTTTGCTTCTTGAACTTACGCTTTGACGAGAAGTATCGCCTTTCTACAAAGCAAAACATTCCGCTGACCCAGATCATCCGTCTGTTCGACCTAGACTTAACCTCCCTGCTTGAAGAAGCCGAGTCGTCGATTGACTGGGATGAAGTCCACGTCCCGGAAGAATATGAAGACTTGCCGGATGCTCAAGCAATGTGGGAATCTGTGGTGTTTCACCGTGAGTTCCTGAATGTTTTGGGCGTGGCTTTGAAGGGCCAAAGGGTACGGGTTAAAGTAACCCACCGCCCGAACCGCCAGAATAAGTCTGTCATGGAACACGGCATCGACACTGGCGCACCAAGCCAGCCATTCTGCGGACTATTGGCTTATGCAGACGGCTGTGAGGATGACTTGCAGGAATAATTTTGTAGGGCTTTTGGCCTGACTTACGGGGAGGGGATTAGTCTCCTCCCTTTTTCGTATCCAAACCTGTGGTTAACAACATGCTTAAACGTCCAGCATTCCCAAAACACAAACCCGTTGTTGTTGTCAACGACATTCCTGTAAAGCGAGAAATACTCTCCGGGGACAAGTTTAGTGAACCAAGTAACCTCTCCCTCCTAACCTCCCTCCGCACTGGCAAAGTAAGTGCAAAGTCTTCTGCGACACCTACACAAGGTTGCTATCCAATAAACTCCCTTGACATCCATACGACTTATGTTGACATGACATACTGGGGGGATATAGACCACAATACTGATTGGTGTCAAGAGTTGTCGGCAAAACCCGTAGAAGGCTGGATTCTGCACGAACATACAAGGGTCTGGTGCAGTCCACGTTTACACGCACAAATAACAGCCTTGGTCGCCGAAATTGAAGCCGTCAAGCCCCTTATGGTTATAGTCACCGGGAAATGGGGCTTGTTTTGGTTGTCAGGCTTAGTTCGGTTAAGTGAAACTGCAAACAGCGGGGCGAAACAGAAACCTCTCGGGGCTTTGGCCAAGTATCGAGCAAGCATTTTATGGCTTGCAGGCAACCCGAGTATCCTACTCTACCCCATGTACCATACAGTGAATGTTCACGGTATGCCTCAAGCAGCAACAATCATAGAGTTTGACCTCCGACGTGCAGGTGACATCTTACACAATTTGCAGAAGCGCGGCCCTTCTTTCTATAAGAAACCCCCGGTTGATGTTGTCCTTGGTACAACACTCCCAGTAGTTCGTGACTTCATAAAGCGAGAAATCCTCCCTGCGCTTGACACTGCTCCCACACTTGTGTCTGTTGACATCGAAACTATGTTTCACTCGGTGATTGACTGCATAGGTTTGGCCATAACCCCAACACGTGGAATCTGTGTACCGTTTGCCCATCTTGGCAATCCTGTCTACTGGACACCTGAAGCCGAAATAGAAGTTTGGGACTTGATTCGCAGTGTGTTGCTTCATAAGAACTGTCGGGCATTCGGCCAGAACTTCACTTATGATACGGCGTATCTAGATAAACTCTATCTTCTCCCTGTTAGAATTGCCCATGATACAATGGTGATGCACCATGCGCTGTATAACACTATGCCGAAAGACTTGGCTTTTTTGGCCAGCCGCTATTGCCAGCACTACACATACTGGAAGGATGAGATAACTGCGACGGCTGTAAGCCCTGAATCACGTTGGACATACAATGTCAAGGACATTCTGTATACATACGAAGTCCTCAAAGAACTACAGGACATTCTTGAAGATGCTGCTGGCCCCAAAGAAGTCTATGACTTCACAGTCAACAGTCTGCTGCCCGAAGTTGTTAAGACAATGAACCGTGGTGTGTCTGTTGACGTAAGGCGTAAGGAAGACTTGCGGGACTTCTTCTCAAAACTTGCAGACAGTATCTTTGCAGATATTCAAAGCACGCTCGGGTTTGAGATAAACCTCAACTCTGTTGCTCAGAAGAAGAAACTCTTTGTAGACTTTTTCGGCATGACCCTGCAAGTCAAGAAGCGGAAAGACGGAAGTATGGCTGAAACAACAGATGCAAAGGCCATGCTCGAGTATATGGAAACGTATCCTATGTTTCGTCCGTTTCTTGCCCTCATTCTTGAGTATGTTGCAATAACCAAGTTTACAAACACGTTTCTTGGGATGGGAGTAGATGGGGATAACCGTGTCCGGACACAATACAGAGTATCTGGTACGGCAACAGGACGGCTGGCTTCTACTAAAAGTCTGTTTGGAAGTGGCGCAAACCTACAAAATATCCCTACTGGGGGTAAAATCGACCTACAATACGCCGTAGAATTAGTTGAAGACCACAATGCTATCGAAGACATTGTAACATATACTCAAGAGGGGGCTATTGCGCTCCCAAACATCAAGAGTATCTTTCTCTGTGACCCTGGATATGAGATAATGGATTGCGACCTCGGTGGTGCAGACGCCCAGATTGTTGCTGCGGAGTCGGAGTGCAAATGGCTCATAGAATTCTTTGCAAACCCCAAAGGTAAGTTGTATGCCTACATTGCATCCCAACACTTACAACGGGAGATTACATCCGACAGTCCGGAGTATAAGATATACAAGAGTGTCTGTCACGGAACAAACTACAAGCTCGGCATCGACAAGTTGTCCAAGATGCTTGGAATAAGTCTTGACAACGCAAAAGCCCTCCAAGCTTTCTATTTCTCGCTGTGCCCAGAAATCCCCAAGTGGCACGCCCACCTGGCCACCACCATAGCTCGCCGTGGCTACCTGGAAAATAAGTTTGGTCGCCGTGGCTGGTTCCTGGATAAGAACGACCCTAATTTGCTCAACAAGGCGTGTGCGTTCCTGCCCCAGTCTACGGTAGCGGATGTTATAAACCGGGCCTGGATTCGCATTGCAAGCACGCTCCCGGATATACAGGTGTTGATGCAAGTGCATGACTCGCTTGTGCTTCAATACCCCTTGCAAAAGGCCGCCGAATACCGTAGAATAATCCCCGAACTGATGAGGATTCCCATCCCGTATAAACCGGTGCTTGTGATTCCGTCTGATTCAAAAATATCCGATACTTCGTATGGCGAAATGAGGAAAAACAAATGAGAAAGATTGAATTGGCGGCCAAGGAGGCAAGCCTAGTTGACATCACAAGTATGTCAGTTGACGTTTTCATGGAAACCCTATGGTTCATGCACTCGTCCGATACAAGTTTCTCCCAGGCAACACTTCTCATAGATGACTTCCTGGTCACGCTTGAGTTTAACTGTAGGGCAAAACCCTACCCGTGCTTGCGCCTGCACAACATAAGTTTGCCAGAAGATATGCGTAGCCAAGGATTGTTTACAATGTTCATTAGCAAACTTGAATGTTTGTGTGACTTGATGCCCTTGACACTTGAAGTGTCGTTTTGTCTAAACCCTGCTTTGTTCAACTACTTTCTAAAGAGGAATTACAATGTCACCAATGAAGACTCAGCCCACCTCCAACGATTCCCCACAGGTTTTCCGGTGTGAACCCCTTGCGACACTTGGCCTTGCAATAGTAGTTGTTGCTGCCCTGACCATTGTCATAGTAGTAGGGATGCGAAATGCAACAGAACGGGCTTTCGCCGCACAGGGATTGCAACAATGTGTTGTAGAAAGGGTTGTTGTGTGGCAGAAAGAATGTTTTAAGTATGAATGAGAGGGCAAGCCTTCGGATTCTAGTTGCTTGTGAAGAATCCCAAGTTGTTACAGTAGCTTTGCGTGCCCGTGGCCATGAAGCGTATTCCTGTGATATACTTCCTCCGTCGGGGGGGCATCCAGAATGGCACATTCAGCAAGATGTTACGGAACTTCTACGTTCCCCACGTGAATGGGATATGTGTATTGCTTTCCCACCGTGTACACATCTTGCTGTAAGTGGCTCACGGCACTTTGCTGCCAAACAAGCAGATGGTAGGCAAGCAGCCGGTATAGACTTTTTCATGCAATTTGTGCATTCCCCTGTGCCTCTTAAGGCCATAGAAAACCCAGTGGGAATCATGTCTACTTTGTACAGAAGACCTGACCAGATAATCCAGCCGTGGATGTTTGGGTATCCTACAACCAAGGCTACTTGTTTATGGTTGTTCAACCTCCCTAAACTTGTTCCGACAAACATAGTTTCTAAGGGTGAAAATGTCACACTTGGAAGCGGAAAAAAGATGGCGAGATGGCACTATGATCTGAGTTGTCTTAAACAGTCCGAAAGAGCCAAAGCTAGAAGCAAAACTTTTCAAGGTATTGCAGACGCTATGGCAACACAATGGTCACCCCTTTTATAGCCACAACTATGCGCGAACCAGAAGAATCTTACGAACCAACATGCCTTGCAGACCCCGTTGAACTTTATGAAGTATTTAAGCGAACAACAGAAGACTGGCACCCTTCTTATGTTGCTGGCAACCGCCACCTTGTAAAAGTCCAGCTTTACAAGCCTGTCACTGAACCTGGGGATGTTCCTCGGTGGATTATAAATGTTTGGGGTGCAGATGACTTTGGAATGACTGCGGTATTCTACCGGTATACACGGGATGAAGCCTATAGTAAGTTCCTCTACATTCTGATGCAAGACAATATAACCCGCCGCTTTCTTGAATCACTTGGCTTTACTGTTGCTTAACCCGGGAAGGGAGGGACAAGTCCTCCCAACCCACTTACACTCTGAGAAACCACAATGACTGCTCCAAACATGAACTTAACAACTTATCAAAACCTTGCAATGCGTACCGCGAAGGAACTTCCCTTCACTGAAGCGATGTGCCATGCTGCTCTTGGACTTTCTTCTGAAGCTGGTGAATATGCTACGGCTGTGAAGGCAACCATAGTTTACGGGCGTCCTTTGGATGAGGCAAATATCTTTGAAGAACTTGGAGATGTGCTTTGGTTTGTTGCGTATGCTGCTGCAACGCATGGGTACAATCTGGAAGATGTTGCACTGAACAACATCCGGAAACTACAAAAGCGATTCCCGGAACGGTATTCTGACACTTGTGCTAATGCACGTGCAGACAAAACTGAGGGTCAAGTATGAACAACATGAGCCAGGCTTCGTCCACGGGCCAAACTTCGTCCACGGGCCACATTCCCTTTAACTTCCAACGAGAACTTGACAGTCTCGGGGCTATGTCAGCCGAAGCCCTCAAAGACCGCGTTACTACACTCGAACGCGACAGACTTATAATGGACAGCCAGCTAACCGGGTATGAAGAAGGCGTAGACTCTAAGTCAGCCGTTTGGTACAAGCAGGCAAAATATGTTTACCGGGCTAAGGGCTTGTTGATTGAAGCCGCTAACCGGGAGATTAAGAAACGGAATGAAAGCTCCCAAGTTGGGAAGTTCGTAGCACTTCTCGCCGAGATGCGCGTGTTTCATAAAGTTGCCGAACGTCAGAACGGGGAGACTGGTGTCTTTGTGTGTTTTGGTGAAGGGAAAGATGTTGTGCTTACGTTTGTCAATGGACGTTATACAAATGCCCTGTTCCCGATGCCCATTCCGCGTGAAACTCTGTAGGTGTTTATATGAATCCGCAAAAAGCCCGGCACCTGTATGTTGAAGAGCAGAAGAAGAAGCCCAACATCAACCATACTTACTTTGTGACTGAGAAACTGGACGGATGGTATACTTATCTGGATGTTGTCGGCACAGATGTTGGGAGTTTCAGAAGCCGAACTCACAGAGTTATTCCGGCCCTGCTTCCTCATCACGCCGAAGCCCGTAGCCTACTACGAAATGCCCTGCCCTTGTTTCAAGACTTCGGAGTTTATAGTTGTAGGGTTTTGTGTGAGACTGTTGTCCCAGATATGGACTTCCATACAGCCAATGGCCTGTTGAACAGGACGGCGAACTTTGCTGAGATAAGCCCAGTGTTCCATATACATGATGTTGTTCCAAGGACAGCAGAAGGGGCTTGCCCTGGATGGAGTGCCGAAAAGCGATCCCGTTTTGTAGGGATTCTTGGGAGAATTATCCAGACTATGCACTATGATTCTTTTCGCACTGTTCCGATCCTTGCTGTATCTTCTAAGAAGGATGAGTGGCTTGCAGAGTTCCGTAAAGTAGTTGATGCCGGTGGTGAAGGAGTTGTGTTGAAGCGGGTTGATGCGGATTACGCCCCCGGTGTCAGGAACTCTTCGCTCATGAAGATTAAACTTGAAGAGTCTTTTGACCTGTTGTGTGAAGAAGTCGTAGACACCGTGGGGGAAAAGGGGAATCCTAATAAGAATCTTCGGCTTGTTGATGCAGCCGGAACAAAAGTAGAAGTTAGGCTTGGGGCAGACAAAGACCTTGAGACTATAACAGAAACTTCACCCGTTGGCCATGTCATAGAGATAAAGTGTATGACAAAGTTGGTCAGTGGTGGATACCGTGAGCCTCGGTTTAAGGCTTTTCGTTGGGATAAAAGCCCGACAGATATTGACTAGAAACTACGGAGTACAGAGTATGAACAAAGTGCAAACAGAAGCCGTTATTCGCGGAATGTTAGAAGAAAGGGGAAGTCGGTATGGGGACTTTTCAGATGTTGCTGGATGTAGTCAGGGCTTGAAGGCTGTTATGATACAAACCCCTCATTGGTTTGACTTATCAGATGTTCAGAGAGAGGCTCTTGAGGCCGTTGCTGCCAAAATAAGTAGGATTCTGAGTGGGGATTTTGAGTATAGGGATTCTTGGCAAGATATGGTCGGGTATGTTACACTCGTGCTTGACAGACTTCCTGACCGTGACAACGGTAATTCTTAAGGCCCGGCCTAGGCGGCATTTGCCAATCTGACTTTGCGGAGTTATCCCATGAAAGCTATAGTTTTCCTCGTGCTTCTTACAACTACTCAGTATGTTGGGTCAAAACCCCTGTCTCCGGTTGAACAAGATTGTTTAGCCAGGTCACTCTATCATGAAGGTAGAAGTTTGGGGGCTAGGGATTGGCGAAGGATGTCGAATGTTGTGTTGAACAGAGCAGTGGCGAGACGGAAAAACCGTCGGAAGGTGTTTGGTGCAAGAAGTGGAAACGTGTGTGATGTTGTTAAGTCAAGTGAGTTTACTACTCGGAGTCGTCTTCTTAGCCGAATCCGTGAGCCGAAGATTTATGAGAAGATACGGCAGTTTGCTAAGTCTGTTAAGGGGCCGACAGGGCATGAGTTGTTCTTTTCGTCAACGAGAGGGAGGATGCACTACAAGTAAGCCAGGGCTTGAAGCTCATGAGAGGCACTTGAGCAAAAAAGTGTGATTTTTTCAAGGAAACTGTTGTGCATGGACGCACAAACATGGTAAACTACCCCTATCTTTTGGAGATGTTCTCCGAAGACCCTAATCCTAGTTTTTGACCCAAGAGGTGAGTTATGAGTGATATTGAACCCGTTGAAGTGGCCGAAGCCACTGGCCGCCCTGTTGTGATGCAAGATGGTAGTACTGTTGTGTTTGGCGACCGCGCTAACCGTAAGTCTGTTATGGACTTGGACTCGAACAGTATTACGTTCTATATTGCAACGGGTGAGATTATCCGGCAAGAGTTTGTTGGACTTCAGGCGTTCGATGGACTGGAGAATCTGAGCGTGTTTTTCCGCAGAATTATCCTGGATGGGATTCGTGCGAAGGTTAATAGTCAGGTTGGGGCTACTCCGCTTGTGAGCGAGGAGTTCATGGAAATTGAAGTAGATGGTCAAAAGGTGAAGAAGCCCACCGGTGGTTTTGTTCACAGTCTGGCAAAGTCTATTCAGGATTCGTTGGCTGAGATTGCAAGCGGTGTTTATACGAATCGGGCCATGTTGGCTTCTTCGTCACGGCGTAGTTATAGGTCGCTGACTACTGAGCAAGAGGCTTATGCTCTGACTGCAATCCACGTGGCTTCTATTTTTGCTGCAAAGCAAGGGACTGTGGAATGGACTGTGGATGGCCTGCATATTCCGAACGTAACTGCTGATGTTCGTGCCGCATGGGCCGCTTTGCCGAAGGAACAACAAGCTGTTGTCAAAAAGAGCGTTCCGTTCAAGAAGTTTAAGGCTGACCTGGTGTTTGCGCGTAAGGGTTTTACTGTTGAGTCTCAGGCTGTTGCAACCCCTGTGGGCCTTGTAGCAGTTCCGGACGCCGGACAGTGGGATGTTACTGCTATGGAACCGGAACCGGAAGCTGACACCGAGGCTGATGCCCTGCCGTTGGCCGCGTAAGGTTAAGGGCACGGATGCCCTAGCCCCTAGCAAGGTACCTCTACAAAGTTGACTTGTAGTCGGGATTTTGGAAACTGGCTTTTTCCCCGGAGCAACTTTTTTCAAATTGACTTGTAGGGTGGGTTATTATAAGGGGCGAAGAGGACACCGGCAAAAGGGGAAATACTAAGCCCCAGTGCCGGTGTCTTGTAGGTGTGGTGAAAAGGCGGGGCTTTAGGGTCTCGCCTTTTTTGTGTTTAGCCTTTGCTTTGGTGTTGGAGTTTGTATGCGTTATCGGTTGTATCAAGGGGATTGCGCCAAAGTTATGGCTTCATTCCCGCCGGGGTCTGTTGACCTTGTTGTTACAAGTCCACCGTATGATGGGCTTAGGGCATACGAAGGGTATACGTTTGACTTCCCAAAGATTGCTGAAGAACTTTGGAGAGTTGTTACTGAAGGTGGTATTGTTGTTTGGGTTATTGGAGATGCTACTGTTAATGGAAGTGAGACAGGAACGTCTTTTAGACAAGTGTTAAAGTTTATGGATGTTGGATTCCGGCTGCATGATACTATGATATGGAATAAGGGGAGTTTTACGGCTGTTGGTGCTTTGAAAACACGCTATGGGCCTGTATTCGAGTATATGTTTGTACTGGCAAAGGGTAAGCCTAGAGTGTTTAATCCGATAAAGGATAGGAGGAATAAGCAAGCGGGAAAAACATCCAACGGACGGCTTCGACTCCCCGACGGTTCCATGAGGCTAAGAAGTAACCCAGACTATGTTATACCGGAATATGGGCAAAGATTTAACGTCTGGGATATACATCCGGTGAAGACCAACCGAGCCGACGACCATCCTGCCCCTTTTCCAGAAGCACTTGCAAATGACCATATTGTTTCTTGGTCGAATCCGGGAGACATAATACTTGACCCGTTCGCCGGAAGCGGAACAACATTGTTAGCGGCTTTGACAAACGGGCGGCAAGCCATTGGAATTGAAACTTCGGAAAAGTATTGTGGTATGATACGTGAGAGGCTGGCAAGACGTGGATTTCTTCCGGGCGGAAGTATTGTTGCTGTTGAAGGCTAAGGCAAGCCGCAAATTTATGAAAAGTGTTCTTCTGTGAGGTGATGTTATGGTGTTGTTAGATGTTTTTTGGATATGTGTTACTGCTTTGGTCACGTTCTCACTGCTCTCGGCGGTTGTAGATGATTAGGGAGTCAAGCCACGGTAGACTTATACTTGGTAACTGTCTTGACGTGCTACCCACACTCCGTGATACGTCCGCCGGGATGGTTTTGTGTGATATGCCGTATGGGACGACAGCTTGTAAGTGGGATGTTGTTATTCCTCTTGCGCCAATGTGGCGGGAAGTTATGAGGGTTGTGAAGCCAGGCGGTGCAATCGTGCTGACAGCCACACAACCTTTTTCAAGTGTACTTGTTATGAGTCAGCCGGACTTGTTTAAGTATGCTTGGTATTGGTGTAAGAATTTTAAGACCGGACATTTGAATGCTAAGAAGCAGCCAATGAGGAGCGTGGAAGATATACTTGTGTTTTGCGATGGGCAGACAGTGTATAATCCGCAAGGGGTTGTGCCGCATGGTAAGGTGAAAGACCGGGGAGTCGGGGCCACGACAAACCGGCCTTGTGGTAGTGTGTCTTTGCAAACCCACACCGGCTATCCACACCAGCAGTTGTTCTTTGACCGTGACTTACCCTCTGTTCATCCTACGCAAAAGCCTGTTGCACTCTTTGAGTATCTTGTAAGGACTTACACCAATCCCGGTGATACAGTAGTTGACTTTTGTTCTGGGAGCGGAACTACTGCTTTGGCGTGCATTGCTTCTGGGCGGAACTATGTTTGTGTTGAGAAAGACCCAGGGTTTTATGAAGTAGGGGTTACGCGGGTGGGTGAGGCTGAAGCCATGCAAGCCCTGTGCCAACCGAGCGAATCTCACGCGCCGTGAAAATTTGACAAGTGTGGTTGGGTGTGGTAGGAACGGGTTGACCGCTCTGCTTACCACACTTTTGGCTGTTTGTCAAGAGCCTGTGCCGCCATGCACACTTCCGTCGGAATGTCAAGCCGGAAGCTGGCTGTTGACAAAGGGCTTTTGGTGTGGTAGGGCAGGCCAAGCACTTGACACACACCCCAACATGTGGTAAACCCCCCCCCCCCACCTGGCCCCCCCCCACAAAATCCATGCCACCCCTCCCTCCCTCCCCCCGGCACGGCCCTTGCACCGTCAAAATCCATGCCACCACGCCCGACCCGACCTGGCACGAACCTTGCAAGTTACCCCGCCACCGATCCGCCACCATAGTAAAGTTCTCGATCAACCTCGTTCTAACTCCCAAAAAAGTCCAAAAAAGCACCAACTACCCCGGGGGCCGCCCACAGCCCCTATCACAAAGCGTGATAACCAGCCCTGAAATTCCCCAGAAAATTCCGGGATAAAAACCCTGTAAACCGCATGGTTTTTCCGTGTGGGCAACAAGCGACGCCCAGTGTTGCGCCCACGCAACAATTACAACGGACTGTGATAGGGGGTTGTTGCGCGGACGCAACAGCCAAGCCTTCGGCTCCGGTCTCCGACTTTGCATGGCCTGCTGCCCAAAGGTTTGCCCAAGTCCGGGTCTGCCTCGCCAAAGGTTTGCCAAAGTTTTGGTGGAAGGTTTGTCCGAGTCTGCGGCTCCCGGCTCCGGGTGTCAAGTTTCCGACAGGCCCGACAAGCAGGGCCATGGGACTGGTCAGTCCAGATCGCCCCACCCAAACATAAACTTGGACTAACTTCCAGGGCTTGGGAGACAAGAACTTAAGGCAAGCCCTGCAAGCCCTGCAAGCCCCAAGTTGAACTTAGTTGTTGCGGGCCAAGGGCCATGCCCATTCAACAAGTTGAAGTTGGGCCTGTGGCCAAGGGCCATACCCAGTGTCAATTTTCCGACACTTGGACAAGTGGGGTTTGCCCGGCTGCCCGGCTGCCCGTGTTGCGTGTTTGCAACAAGTGGGCCGGGGCCGAGGGCTTTCCAAGTGGAACTTATTGTTGCCACAGATGTACCTGCCCACAAGTGGACTTCCAGTTTCACTTGTGGGGCTTGCCAAGTTGGCAACAAATTGACCCCAAGTTGAACTTCCATGAACTTCCATGAACTTCCAGTTGTTTGCCACAAGTGAAAAGTTAGCCAAGCCTGTTTGCAACAAGGGTGGGGGGGACTTCAATAAGTTGAACCCGGTTGAACCCGGTTGAACCCGGTTGAACGGCCAAGCCTGTTGGCTTCAATAAGTTTGGTTCCCGCCGGGCAAGCCCTGCCTGCAACAAGTTGAGTCAATGTTGGCTGTGCCATGCAACAAGTTTGGCTCCCGCCAGTGGAACAATGTTCATGCAACAAGTTAACCCGGTTAACCCTGTTAAACAATGTTTGCCAGTGGAATCCACTGGATTCAACAAGTTGAACACTGTTCATGGCTTCTTTCAGAAGTTGGGGGGGGGGGGCAATGGGCAGACTTTCAGAAGTGAAACTTATGGGCCAAGGGCAAGGGCAAGCCTGGCCAATCCCGACCAAGCCTGCAACAAGTTGACCTTGTTGACCCCGGTTGACCCCGGTTGACCCGCCCCGTTCAGCCCTTGTTCAGGTTCATGCGACAGGTTGACAGGGTGACCTTGTGGCCATGCCCCGGTTGAACCCCGGTTGCCGACAAGCCCACAAGTGTCAGTTTCCCGACAGATGGGCGGGGCAAGCCCGCTGGCTGAACAGACTGACTGTTGACAGGCCAAGCCAGGGGCAAGCCCAAAGGGATGGCAGGTGTCAAGTGGGCACAGGGCCAAGCACCGAGGCCAAGCCCTCACGCCCTCACGCTCACACAAGTCGCAGCCCACAGCCCACAGCCCGGATTGGCCGAAGGCCTGGCCACGGCCACTTTTTTGCGTGCGGGTGCATGTGTGGATTTATAGTTACCCTAGTTGTTCTAGTTCGGAGGCCGCCGACCCGCATTCTGCCTAGGGCCGAAGGCCAATAGGTGGGATAAAACAACCAGATAGGGGGGAAAATCCAACCACATAGGTGGGAAAAAACAACCACAAAAGGGTGAATGGCCCTTGCCCTGCTCACCCCTATCGGCTAGACTGGGGCTTTTTGAGGCAGAGCCGTGATCGTGAAAAACGTCCCAAGCACCGACAGCAGAATGGTGTGCCCCTTGTTGGCGGGCAACACCCATGCAAGTTTGAGCAACATTTTGTTGAACGGAAGTTTCCCTTTTTCAAACACTGAGGCTCTTGCCATTCTTTTGTCACTTGGAGGGGTTAATTCAACTCCGACTGACAACCCTGAAACAGATGCTTACAGGAAGTCAAGAGTTTATGCGTTCAGCACAAAAGACTATGCGGCTTTGAAAAACTTGGACGCAAGACAGACTTACAGGACTTTTCTGGCAGCAGCAGAGTCCATTTTCAAGAAACACTTTGTTGTTTTTCCGTCAAAGACAAATAGAGACAAAGTCTTGTGCCGTTGGGTTAGCGAAGTTCATGCTTATGCAGATGCAGACAGGATTGGGTTTGTTTACAGTCCGACGGTTTACGACTTTATCTTTAACTTGACAGGGGATTTTACGCGGCTAAACACACTTGTGTCTTTGACCATTGAGGGAAAACACCCAAGAAGATTGTTTATGCTGCTGGAACAACAGCGGTTCAGGGGTCTTGTGGGGCAGGCAGGGTGGGGAATTGAGGAACTTTATGAGTGCTTTGGGGCAACGGAGGCGGCCAGGGAAGCGAAGGTGTTTTTCAAGGACATTTTCAATCCGTCAGTTGCGGCTTTGAAGGAAGTTGGGTATCTGGATGAGTGCGAAGTTCGGAAGGTTAAGGCTGGTCGGAACATTTCGGGAGTTGAGTTGGACTTTGTTTTGGCGTCGCAGGAGAAGTTTGCCGAAGTTTACAGGGCAGACTTGGAGCATCTTGCGAAACTGAAGGCAAGGTGGGGAAGCTAACAGCCCCACTCCCGCCTCAAAAAAGCGTCAAAAAACCGACACTAGGCCACCCACAGCCAAAATCACATTCCGTGATACCCAGCAAAGGGCCGGCAAAGGGACTGTTCAACCTTAGACAAAGCCAGAGGGCGGACAAACTTGTCCAAAGTTCTTGGCGAACAGACAGAGCTATACTCAGGTTGTGACAGAGCATCATGGCTAAAGTTCCATGAAATCACCGATAGACGACAGTCTACCACAGATTGCCGCCGGGGGGACACGTTTAGGCAACAAACTGGGAGGGGAGTGTCAAAAAAGTGACACCCAGTGAGGGCGGGGCCGGGCCGGGGCCAAGGACGGACGGGGCAAACCCGTGAAGTGGGAAGCGTGACAGACGGACGGGGCAAGCCGGGGGGACAAGCCCCAAAGTCCAACTTAGTCAAAGATTGTGGCGTGGCGAGGCCCAACTTAGTCCAAGTTCGTGCCGAAAGAATGGTAGACTTAGTTTGGGGCGAGCCGGGGCAGGCCAGGGTGTACAGGTTTTGTATGGGGGGGGGCTAGCCCTGGGCGGTTGTGTGGATTTTGGCCAAGTGTCAAGATTTTGACGGTGGGGGGGGGGGGTGTCGGTGTCCGGGTGTGGGCGGTGGGGTTAGGGTGTTGACGGGGAGGAGGGGGTGTGGTAGAGTGTGTGGGAAGGGGGGGGTGGCCCTCGCCCCAAACAGCAATTCCAAGCACCACCTGGCGAGAGTATCATGACAGACAAATTATACAGCGAGTTTTCTGAAGTCCTAGAAGAAGTTTTCCTGGAGAGGGAGAAAGTCCCCTTTGAAAAGTCTTCCGTCAATCCTTCTCATGTATGTGTAGCTGAAAGATTTTACAAGGAGGGGTTGAAAGCAGCCGCCATACAGCTAGGGTATAGCCGGTCTGACTTCTATTTTGCGTGGAAGGTAGCACAAGTAGCAATGTACGAACATAGACAAATGTACAGTTTGCTACTAGACAGTGACCGGGCAGACACTATAGCCTACTTTTATGACATTCCGTCATGGAACATGGTTAAAGCAATGATGGATATTTTTACAGAGTAACAGAAAGTGGAGTGAGAGCGGTGCAAAGCATGAGATACGAAACAGTGACAGAAACGGAAGTATTAGACCGAAAGACAGGTTTAATATGGATGAAAGACCCTAAGATTGACCTAAATTTTGAACAAGCTAAACAATATGCAGAGAGAATTTCTACTATAAATGGAAAATTTTGGAGAATCCCTACAATAGAGGAATTAGTTAGCTTAGTGGACTATACATTATGCACACCTAACACACCGGCATCAACATTCCCTAATATGTTACAAAATATCTATTGGTCGTTTTCAAACTATTGGGGTGAGGTTGATAGAGTCTGGGTCGTAAATTTCTACGATGGTAAGATAATGGATTATGGCCTTGGTGATAATGTTGCATTAGTTCTCCTAGTTCGGTAATAAATTATGAATGTCGAGGTGCAGAGCATGAGATACGTTGAAGTTTCAGAAATACACGACACGCAAACAGGGCTAATTTGGCAAAAAGTATGTCAAGGCTCATTCACTATAGAAGAAGCCATAGCCTATGTTAAGTCTTTTAACAAAAGCACAGGCATGGAATGGAGAATTCCCACAATCGAGGAACTGAATAGGTTGGTTGACAGAAGCCAATTTGACCCGGCAACTAAATTCCCAGACAGCCCTAGTGGACTTTTCTGGTCATCTACAAAGTATCTTGGGAGGCCAGAAAGGGTATTCACCAATGAAAACAGCCATAGTTATTGGTATATTAACTTCACTAATGGGGAGGTAAGTTTCAACTTAGGGGATTCTGAGTATTACCTAAGGTTAGTCCGTGATAAGTAATGCGGTTAAACAGAAACATAAGGCAGAAGCATGAGTAAGTTAAAACAAATTGGTAGGGTAAAAGGTAAGGATTCCGCTAGCGATTCCATTGTATACTTGGAAAAACACGCTAAGAGCAATGGGAAACTGTATTACGGTTTAGTTGTTGCAGAGACACCTGACGGAGTGATTAAGCCATATTTAATGGACGACATTATCGCGTCATTTGACCTAGATGCACCGCTTATTGGAATGGAGGTTACTGTAGATAACCCACTTGAGTTTATTCAAAGTTGGCGAGACGTTTATAACTTAGAAAGCGTTATAAAGATGTACCGGAGAAACAACCCAAGCTCCTCTACGTTGCCGTTGTTACAAGCCGACCTGCTAGAGGCTTTAGATAAAATATGGTCTGAATTGACTAATTTGAAATACCGGAGAAGAATATGAGATACGTTGAAAAAGCAGAATCAGAAATCCTTGATACCAAAACCAATTTGGTTTGGCAAAGGTCATACGAGACCATGACATTTGATGAGGCTCACGCTTATGCAAAGCGTGTTTCAGATGTTACAGGGCAACAATGGAGGGTGCCGACACTGGATGAATTGACGAGTCTGATTGACAGATCAACAAGAAACCCCGCGTCGGCATTTCCTGGTATGCCTCCGGTATGGTTTTGGTCGTCGTCGCCGTACGTCGGCTATACCAGTTGCGTCTGGGGTGTCAATTTCGGCGATGGCAGTGTCTACGGCAGCGGCAGCCGTGGCTACGGCTACGGCGCGGTTCGGTTGGTTCGTGATGCAATACCCTAAAGCCCCACATACCCCGCAATAAGTATTCAAGCCCTGGGTGAGATACCCACGGGAATACCCACGGGAATACCTTTCTGACAAAGTTAAGGCCAGCCAATAATACCATGTAAGTATTACTGCTGGCCTTAATCAATCCTCACAGGCCAAATTTAGCCTTCTCCGCCCTTCCCCAAGCCCGGATACCCTCCACATAGGCATTGTAGATATTAAACTCATCCGAAGGCGCAGTCCGAATAAGTTTAATCTCATCATACAAAGCGTATCGTTCTGCAATCTTTTCCCTAACTCGTGCATTCACCAGAGCAACATGCGGGCTACTAGCCGAAAGTGCTTCCTTAAGTTCCGGAGTCAGCGTCACAGTTTCAATAGTAATCTGGCTTGGTTGTTCGGGCAATACAAGATTATCAGGTATACTTACATACATATATTCGTCAAGTTTTCCAAGAAATGTGGGGAAAGGCCCGTCCATTTCAGTCGAAGGCGTGTATAGTAAGTTGTAGGTAGTATACTCATCCGATACCGGTATGTATTTAACTATAGAAGGCATTGGTTGTCCTCATTGTGTTAGATTGTGGTAGTTTTGGGCTATCGCTCCAACACTATTTTTACAGGTAAAGGCCGGAGCGGCCGCCCACAGTGTCGTTCGAGTACGACCCTACGTGGCCGAGATAAAACGCCCAAGCCCCGGCACCCGGCCCATGGCCCCAGTAGCCGCCGGAGATCGGGCACAGGCCGATCGGTTTGTAATCCCCTATCCCGTCTAATCCGAAATGATTAGACCCGGCCCCAGATGCCCCGTCGACCTGCGGTATGCCCATTCCGGTCAATCGCCAGTTTGGGGTGGTGCGGTCGCTGCTGGCAGCAAATACGCCGTTGGCGGCATTTCCAAACCGCAGGGACTGGTTTGTTCCGGTCAATGCTCCAGTATCCGTTCCGTATGTGTGGCTGTAAAATACGTCGCTGTTGTACGTAAATGCCGTGTCGGCAGTAATATCCCGACAGGCAACCGCTTCCTTTAGTAAATACAGCAGTGTGCCGTCTGACGTAATCCCCGGGGTTACTTCCCACATATTTCCGTTTAAGTCAGCTACCCCACAATTCTGACCGTTATGCGTAGTTTTGGCAAACGGCGTTCCACTGCCAGTTTTGCCGCAGTTGGGGTATCCGTCAGATGTATATTGCACGTTAGTATCGTCAATATCCAGCAGGGCGTTATTATTGTTCCCCTTGGGAAAGTTACTGAAACCGCTCGCGTTATACCACGCACACGTTGTGTTACTCGTCACCGCCTGTGCGTGTGCCTGTGCTAGCAATGCCAGTGCCGCATATTGATGCCTGAATACAGGGAAAAACTGGGCGCCGTAATACCCGCCCCGAGTTTTACTCGCAGCAAATGCTCCGTCGTATCGGTTCTGCGCGGAGGTCATCCCGGTCAGGTTGCCCCAGGGGTTATGATCTGCGTGACTTGACAATGGATTTCCATTTTTAATTGAACTAGCCCGGCCTGCATTATTGGCCCACTGGTATTTATCGACAAAAAATCCGGGTTTTGACACTCCGCCGTCAATAAACCCCCGGTGCAAAGCATATCCTGCCGCATTTGCATCTGTTTCCGAAGCAAACGTAAAATCGCCAGCAATATCTATGGCATTAGCCCCATATACCGAGTATCTTGGACTACCAGAATTGCCAATTCTATAATAGAATCGGGGTATCCAAGCCATGATACTCCCGTCTGTATACATATAATTTCCCCAGTTATCGTGTACTGGGTCATACGTCCCTACCATCGTCGCAAAGTCTGTCGGAACATCCAGTGGATATGGTGCAATACCAAACCCATAACTCCCGGCAATACCTATGTCACTTGCACCGTGCATATACTGGGGGTGTATCGTGTCCCCCCGTTGTAACTCGCTTATTTGCCAAGTCCCGTCTGGTTTTTGAAAAAACTTTAATGGTACTATGTTAGTCATACATCACCTTTACACTAATGGAATGTTAATACTTGAACCGTCAGCCATTTGGCCAGTCAAAGCATAAGTAGGTAGGGTTTGCCAAGTCTTATCCCCACGATAATACTGCAAATTCGTACCTGCTGCAATAGTACCTTCTTTTGCATCAAGTGCAGTCTGCATAGCAGTAGACACTGGCTTACTTGCATCACTTGTGTTATCCACATTAGCTAAACCAACGTCACTCTTACTTAGAGTAACCTCCCCCGTCTTACCCGCTACACTCGTAACAGTATTAACCTGCGCTCCAAGGGCAATTCCAGCCAACTTATCCTTCTCAACTAGCGTGAAATCTTCACTTGACAGTCCCTTGCCAGCAATCTTATCAACCTTTTTGTCAAGTTCCGCTTGTGTAGCAGAGCTAACAGGCTTACTTGCATCACTTGTATTGTCAACATTGGCTAGGCCAACATCTGCCTTCACAAGAGTAACATCACCGGTTTTAGCCGCCACACTTGTAACTACGTTAACCTGTGCCCCTTCGGCAATTCCAGCTAACTTAGTTTTCTCAGCCGTGCTGTAGTCTTCTGTAGACAGACCTTTCCCTGCAACCTTATCTACTTTCCCTTCCAGCCCCGTGGTCACACTACCGGAAAGCGTAGTAATTGCTCCGTCAAGCGAACCATCTGCCGCTTGAAAAGCAGTTACAATCTCACTCAACGAATTCAGTGCCGTTGCATCAACATTTGACAGAATACTATCAATCTGTCCTTGCAAAGCAGCATCGCCTGCAACCCGGTTACTTGCCTCCGTTGCAATACTCGTCGTCAGGGTCGCTTCAGCAGATTGCGCTCTAGTAACCTCGCTGGCAAGATTGCTTGTAAGCGTAGTATCAGCATTCGCACGTAGCGTAGCTTCATTCGCAATCACCATAGTCATCACGGCTTCGGTCGGAAGATAAATTCCATTTACCCTCACGCCTCCGCTGTCCAGCATAACTTCTTCATTCGCTCCGACAATCAAACCTGTCGTTCGAATCTGCGGAACATCAAGTTTCTCTGGGGCAACTACAATTACAGTCCCAAGGGTAGGGGCGGTGAAGTTAAGCGTAAATGTGTTGAGATTTATATCTGTCTTATTAACAGACAAGATATTACCATTCTCATCCTTGACTTGAAACCACAAGTTCTGTGAGTTCAAGTAATGGTTTACCGTCCAGGTTTGTGCAGCCAATCCCTGCGAGTGTATGTAACTTGCCGTTGCCGTTGCATACGGGTACCAAGTTTCAAGATTCCCGACAAGAATGTAAACGTACATACAGTTATTCTTCATAACCATAGTACCAAGGCGGGGGTTTAGGGGAAATTCAGTAACTTGACTTACAAGGGCTAGGTTCCCGTGTAAGTCTAAGTCTCCAAGATGATTAACAGTATGCTGTGACATATTTTACCTGCTTGACTAGCCAGAATTGTGCGTGATATTAGCCATAACAAGACAAGAACCTGCTGTTGGCCGAAGAAACTGCAAAACAAGTCTTTCAGGCGACACGACTGATTGGCTACAATCTACTGGCACACCCTCCATATCCTTAACTTGCACCCAACAATCAGTAGCCCCAAGGCCATGTTCGACAGTCCACTGACTTGCAGCCTCCGTTTGCATGTGAACATAATTCACAGGTATTCGCCCGAATGGACACCAAGCAACGAAGTCTGACTGCGGATTAACCTTAACATAGCCCCAAAACACTCCGTCTTTTACAACAAATAATCCTGGCGGAGGATTAGGCGGGAAACTATCTACTTGTGCGAATATCAGCGATGCAACTTCTATATCCGCCAGAATCCGAACATCATCGTCAGAACTAGACATGGGTTTAGGTGCTTGTGGGATGTGACAGGCTCTCAGGGTCAGGCGCACCAACGAAAACAACGTCCCCGTTTATGGCCTGCACCATCAAGTCCAGTAGAAAGTATTGTTCGGACAAAAAAGGGAGGGTTATGGGCGAGTTTTGGATGTTGAAGCGTAACCTCTTAATCCATCCAACAGCTTGACTTGTCTGAATGCTCACCCAAGCCCTTCCATTCTTGCCAAAACTTCAAGTCGTTCGTAGTATCGCTTCAGAAAAGCAACATTACTCTTGAATGTATCTGCGTCTTGTTGGGACATGAAGTCTGTTATTCCAGCAAGTGTTTCCAAGTCACCTAGAGCCTCAATCAATAAGTCCCTAACAACCCGAACACTTGTGATTCCTGAAATATCAACAGACTTCAGTCCCTCGGCCATGCTGACGGGCCTTAGATGTTAGCCATGCTGGTAACAGACAGGCGAACATTAGCAGCACTCGACAGATAAACATCCATCGAGTTAGCATCAGTTGCCTTCACGGAAACAATGTCATTCCGCCAAGAACCATCAGCACGCTGTACCCACACGGTAAAGTCTACAAACTGGCTGTTCAGATTGTGGGTAACGGTGTGTTGAGTAGCAGCAGAAGCCGAAGCGAACGTGAAACGGCGAGCATTGTAGTCACTCCGAATAGCCGTATCAGCAGCAGTACGAGCAGCAACTTCTGCATCAATGTTTGACTGCAAAGTAGTATCAGCAGTCGAACGAGCAGAAGACTCACTAGTAAGGTCAGACTTCAGAGAGTTGATAGACCCGACGATAGTCCCTTTTTCAGAAGTAGTAAGAGTGGTCAGGTCACCAATCTTACCATTTACCTGACTTTCAACCGTGGTAACGCGAGTATCAAGAGCAGTGTCGGCAGCAGCACGAGTTACAAGTTCGGTTGCCAGACCGCTTTCCAGAGTTGATACACGGGCTTTGAAAGCAGTGTCAACGTCTACAACAAAGCCAGTATCGGTAGAACCGGTTACGCTAATGTAATCCGTGGTACCGGCAACAGCACTATCCGTGTTGTCAATCTTATCAACGCCAGCAGCGGAGTTGAAAACAAGGCCATCATTCAGGTTGGCATAAAACGGAGTACCGGCTGCACCTACCTTAAAGTAACCAGCAGTTGCTACTTTGTAGTAATCGCCGGTGGCTTTTTGGGCCAGCGTTTCCATGTCAAGGGCATTGGCGGCATCTGCGCCACCATTGACAGTACCAACATATTCAAAGACGTTACCAAGGGCATCAATCCGTTGTCCCAAAGCAACTTCGGCAGCCGTTGCACGGGAAACTTCCGTTGCCAGATTAGAAGTCAGGGTAGCTTCGGCAGCGGTGGCACGAGTAACTTCAGCGGCAAGATTGGTGGTCAGCGTCGCTTCAGCAGCAGTTGCGCGAGCAATCTCGGCATTCAGAGCAGCAGTAACAGTTGCAATGTCAGCAGCCAGGGCTTCAGCAGTTGCAAAAGTACGAACAACTACTGCACCGGTTGCGTCCAGAGTAGAGTGCTTCCAAACTTTGTCGGTGGTGTTATACCAAGCGCGGCCAGCAGCAACCGGAACCGGATCAGAAGCCAACTGCTCTACATGGAAGTTTTCAATGTAAGCATTGGCAGCAAGAGTAATACCGTGATAAATAGGAAAGTCAGCCATCTTAAGACCTCAAGAATTTTTTAAGTGAGAGAAGTTCAAAATCCACTCCCCTGCAACAACTATTGCTGTGCCGGACTCGCCACTCAGATTCAGATAAGTCTGTCTCGAACCAAAAACACCCACTCTTGTATTCTGTGAATACCGCCCCGTGATACTTCATGTATGCCGCAAGATGTAGGTCTTTGACCCGTATAAGCATAGCCTCAGTATATTTCATTTGTGCGTCCAATACCAAACACGACATCGGCATATCCTGCGGTTGGGTAAGTGAATGATAGAATTAACTCATTTGCAGTCAATGTGTGACTTGGTATTTGTCTGCGGCCCTGTAAGTCGAAGACTTGATAGTTTAAGAAGTTTGTCCCTCTATTGTGGGATATTGTCCAAGTCTTTTGAGGAAGCGGAAAATGGTAACGAGTATTCCCACCGAGGCTTGCTGTAATTGTGCGCTTAATTATACTCATGCACTGCCTCAGTATATCTCTGTCACTTTAGCTGCCCCGTCGGCAATGTCCCATATACAGGACAGGGGGCCAGTATAGGAGAATGTTTCCCACAACAATGTGTCGCCTGGATAAAGCAAGAATGTATATTCTGCCGGGCTTGCTTGCAGGGCAAACGCTAACCGCATAACCCCAAATTGCGTATCGTTCAACACAACAAATGTTCGTCTCGCGTCATTTGCAGGAAGCAACAGCACAGACGCCGTTGTAGCCGCGACACTTGTGATTGTCGCATTTGGACACTTTACATCAAGTCCATTAAGATTAAGTGTCGAATCTGTGAAGTTTAGATTAGTCCCTGTTGGAACATCCGTTGAAGTATATGTTGGTGGGAACGACATACTTCACACAATCAACCGGCATACATTTCCGTGTCGCGTGCATCTGCTTTCCCTTTCCCAATGTGCAGACCATAGACAAATGCCTTATTCACAAGGGCTTGGATTTTCTCTCGGAACTCGGCTTCTGTTTGCGCAAGTGCTGCATCTTGAGCCGGAACAGTAGGATAGGAGGCAAGTGCTGCCATCTTAACCATGTCAAAGATTGGTTTGAAATCGTCATGTTCGACTTCAACAATATGTTTAACCTGCATCTATCTCTCCACTGAATTTGTTTGTGTCGCGGGGACTGCGGGCGCAGACTCTTTGAAGAATTGCATAAACGCCTTAACAGCACTTCGGCCATTATCTGTTAGAATGAACCTGGCCATCATATCACTAGCCTGCGAATGTCTGTTTTCCTGCGCTAACCATTGTTGTTCGTCATTTGATAAAACTGAACCTATGGCAAACATAAGGTAGTCTTTCCCAGGAGCCTTGTCTACCACAGGTTCAGAAGTTGACTTTTGTGCCAGAGCAACAAGCTCTGCTTTCACGACTTCTCGGATTGTATCACGTAGGGCGTCTGGTGTCAAACTTGGCTGAACCTGTGCGGGGGTCACGACAGGGTTCGTCCGAATCTGACTTTGCAACGCCATTAGTTGTGCTTGGAGTTGGTCTAAGTTTGTCATCCGAGCGAGACTTCTTTGTATATGTTTTAGATTGAGGGGTGGAGTCTTGACCCTCTAGAAGAACAAGACCGTTACGGGTTGTGGCTTTCCTGGTGTCAGGAGAAGTAGTAGCCTGCTCCTCTCCCCTACAGCACTCGCGTATTGGCAGCAGTTTGCTGGCCTGCTTGACCGGTCATCGTGCCCAAGTTTACAACACTTTGAGTATTGCGCTGAATCTCACCTACAAGTTGTTGCAACAACGTAGTTTGCAGAACTGCCTGCTGTTGTTGCTGCTGCTGTAGCTGGTTCTGGTTAATGTTGTTGGTAACATTCACCCCACCTGCATCAACAGCCGAACGAGTACGCAAGTCTGCAATTTGATTGTTCAACTCCGTGACGAGATTCGCCATAATCATTGCACGAGTTTTATCCCCGTCGGCAGATATTTCCCGCGTAACATTGTTGAAGCCCTGCAACATATTAGTGTTGAGAGCATTCATCTGAGACGAAAGGGCAGACTCAGACTCGTGAATCTCATTGACGATATTGCCACTTGTGGTAGCGATAGCCGTCTTAATTTCCCCTTGCCCCATCAGGTTGGCAATTTGTGCTTGCAACTGCTGGATGAGGATCGTCTGATTGCCTTGCGTAATACTAGCGTTAATGGCATTTTCAGCCGCGCTAATAGAAGATATTACTTCTTGGGAGGAGTCCTGGATGTCCTTCAGAAGCAACATGCTGTTGTTGTTGGCCTGGTTAGCGTTTGCCAAAGCTGCTGAAACTGCGGCATCAATAGCAAGTTGTTGGGCATTCGGATCAATGACTCCGCCACCGTTCGGCCCCCAAAGATTACCTCCGTTTCGCAAAAGCGAGCCAAGAATAAGTCCGCCAATTAAACCATTGCTGTCCTGTCCACCAAACAAATTACCCATATTTGCACCTTTCAGAAGTGAGTCAAGAGTCATATCGCCTAAACCGGGAGTCGTTCCCGGACTTGCTTCAACCATATAGATACCTCTTAGGTTGTGGGAGAATCATCACAAGACAATGTGAAGCCTATCCCCGGCTGCTCCAGTAACTCGCACGTGCGTAACCGGGGATAAAATTGCTGCAACAAGAAGTGGTGCGAGTGTTACATCAGGTCTCACCGAAACAAAGTCTGCTCCACCGTTGGTAGAGACAAATATGTTTCGGGAAGGCGACGAGGAGTTAAGGGTCACAGTCATTGGAACTGACGCACTCGGAAGATCGAGGGTTAGAGTCGGTGAATCCAATGTATATGACATCATGACGGAACTTGCCGGTTAGCGTTTGTTTATCTGCTGCACCAACGTCTCATACGAAAGTTGGAAGTGCATACCATCCGGGCTTTTCCACTCGCCACCCCAGTCAAAACCTGCATCAGTGAAGCACTTAATAAGTTTTGCAGACATCTTTGAGGGCTTTCCCATACGATTCCATGCGGCATTTATATCTATGGCAACACCCCAGGAATGAAGGGAACGAGTAGTTGCGTTACGTTTGGGACGTATGTTGAAACATCCGTCCCAAGTGAGTAGTTCATTGACAAGTTCTTGTTGGATAATTGAGGCAAATGCTTGCGAAAGGGGTTCTACCATGTATTTGCAGCAATAAAGCCGCTTTGGTATAACCCCTATCTCATACTCTGCTGGGACATCCCATAAGAGCATGTTGGCTTCCTTTTCGGGTCTGCCTAGAAGTTCGTTACAGTGTTTTGCGGTGAGAAGCATTAGGAGTCTCCGGGAACGCACGTCCTTGTGCAGACAACATTAAGTATACGACAGAGTCAGCAACGTCCCTAAACTTTCAGACGCAGATGCCGTGTTTCTGAAAGTAAGGTCACGTGCGGCATAAGAGGCAATCGTACTGTTAGTGATGTTGGTTAATTGAAGTCGATTGAACGTAAGCGCAGTCTTACTGTTTCCAGTCATGTAGGCTATTTTCAACTCATGCTCATTCTCAAGTTCTTGTTCCGGTACATAAGCCCCGGTCTTTTGGTCTTCCAAGATTGTGAATGTGACATCGGACGGGCTTGCTCCTTTTGACCAACTATCATAAGTGCTGACACGAAACCGGTTATACTCAAACCCGGTTAAATTAGGGGCGGCCAACTTGTCGAACACTACGTTAGAATCCGCGTCAATGTTGACAACAACTTCTTGGCTGTTTACGGTTTTATTTGGCCCTGTTTTCGGCTTCCACGTAAATGCGGGAGCCGTACTTCCTTTGTTTGGGTAGATTGGGGTTAATACCAAGCCACCATCAGCATAATTTGCCGCAGGAGTGTTTGCCAAAACAGACTTTTGTACAATGTCCCAATTCCCAAACGTACCGGAGACACTTACAGTGTCCGTTCTCGCTTCTCCGTCTCCGGAAGCAAGGGTCGCCTCTAGGTCAAATAACTTTTTGACTTCAGCCGCAGTCATTTTCGGGGTTATTTTGGCTAGAACGGGATAGAGGGATACCCGACTCAACAAGTAGAGAGTTGAGGCAAAAGTAATGGTCAATCCCCCGAAAGTAATTATGTCTTCGGCAGCGGGGGCCGTCGCTGTAGGGACAGACAACTCATAGGCTTTTGCTCCCCGTAGTCTCAAAGCGCAATTAGTGATGTTTGCAGCCGAAACAGTACCGGTAATGGTCTCTTTCTGCTTTTGAAGTTTTGTCGTGTCTGCAATAACTTTCTTCTTATCTGCAACGCCGCCATAATTCCCAAAGAAGTTCCACTTCAGTCTGGGCTTAGTCCCGATAACCATATCAAAGTCAATCGTTCCACGGGCATTAGTCAGTGTGTAGACTTTGTGATTGACGGCCATATCTTCTGATGACCTACGTATTTCCAGGGTCATGTAGGCATCAGTATTTTCAATGTTTGAAAACTGCACTTGTTTGTTAGACGTTGTAGCCTTAAACCCGCAAGTTTCAAACCATTCCTTTGCGATGATGTCGTTATCTGTGGGAACGCCAGTAACTTCGCCAAGAACAGGCAAGAATGTCTCAAAGTCTACTTTAGCCGTCCAGTCTGTGATAACAGTAGTTTCCGCACGGTCAAGATGACTTCCTGCATACTGGAAGGCTTCTGAACTGATTTCAGACGAACTAAAGTTCAGATTTAGCACGGCCAAGCAATTCCGGGGGCCAAGACCTACTGAGTAATTTTTTCCGGTTATAGCAGTTGCAAGGGGTTCGACAAGAGTAGCAGCCGTGTCAGACGTAACTGACGCAATTTGCCCAACCATACTCCCGTCTCCTTGATACAAGTAGGCACCTGGGGTTAATTGTCCGGCATTCTGTACCCCTTCCTTGCTGTTCTTGAAATAAGTTCCGGTTCCGGTAACTGCCGTTCCAGTCACAGAAATAGTGCCGTGAGACTGCACTCCCGTAATAATTACAGGGATATTTTCCCCTTTTTGCAATACCCCAAAGATGGCGATTGCACGTTCATGAAACTTTGCCATATCAAACCTCAATCTGTTTAAGAAACTCTTGGCATCACCAATCCAACTACTTCACTCCACCAAACCTTCTTGTTTGTCTCCGCTTTACAAACCGCCTCGATAAAGGTCAATGACGAATAGTTAGAATCACCTTCAAAGGGACTCCACCCGGTATACGCCTTACGTATGTTACTCCGAGTTTCTGCCCAGTTATCCCTCAAGCAAACATAGTTTATCTCAGACACAAGGAGTTCTTGGTTCTCCAATTCCATGTATCCGTTTGCAAAAAGATTACCCTTATCCTGAAGTTGGATTCCAAGATGCCCAACATACAGACGGGGAAGTGCCTCTGTTGTGTTAATCAAGTCTACCTGTTTTCCAGGCGACACACTCACAACATACATTGTCTCGGAAGCCAGCCGGGCTACCAATACACTTTCATTATACACTTGTAACATCCTCAAGGGTTGTTATAACATCCAGCCATCCAGCAAGGGAGTTCTGTACAGAGTTTACAGAGAATGTGTACCTTCGTCCCCTACTTTCGTACCAAAACTCAGTTCCGGGGGCCAAACCCACGGCTGTTTCAGCCTTAAATATGACGCGAATAGTCTGCTTCTCGACTTCGTAAAGTGCGCTGTCTTCCACAGCCGCCACAGCCGTATACAGAAACCCCTTCAACACCCCTGTCGGAGCCGCAAATGTAAACTCGTCACCGAGGGCTTCAAGCAACACATCCCTATCTTCTAATTCATGGATACTGGCCGTCATTTCATAGCCTCTGCAAGTGCAATTTTTTCAATACGCTGAACGGCATTAGCCAGTGCATATTGCAACGGCAATCCGGGTTGTCTCCAACACCATGCAGCCATGTCTGCCAGACTAGGCCCGAAGATAAGTTTAAGTGGGTAGGGGTCGCGGGTTAACCGGACAAACATTTGGTCAGGATAGCCCTCACGCCGGTACAAGATATTCCCTTCTTTGTCCCGTGGGGTGAATCCACCGAATCCCTTTTTATTCCGCCAATTTGCCCCATATACTTTTTGCTGCCCGACTTCTGTCAGAATCCCTGCTAAATGTACCCAACCTTGTCGGCGTTTCTTCTGCCGCAAATTGCCCCAATAGTAGGATATGGGGAACAGGGTTATATTCCGGGGCTTATGTTCGTATAGAAACCCACGGGTTATAACCCTTTTAGCCATAGTTCGGTAGTTAGACGTGCGATATGTCTTATACACATCCCCAAGTTTATGCTTGTCACCGAACGTCTGCTTGACTTGTTCCCGTAAAGCAAAATGGATTTCACGCTCAGAAATAGCAATAGACTTTGCTATTTCCAAGTCCAACTTACTCCGGTTGGCCAGATGCAACACTTTACGGATGTTGTCAATCTGGCCTTGAAAATCCCTATCCTTCCGTGTGTACGGAGTAAATTGAGCCAATGCCCGCCCCTAAACTACTTAACCTTCCAAGTCACGAAGCCATTGATGTTCAAATTCCCCATCACAAACGAGGAATGGAACTCCCATTCTTCTTGGCCGGTTTTAGGATTCATCCAGTAGTTCATCCAACGGGGCATAGCCATCCAGTTTGCTTTCGGGTGCATTATACGTCCGTGGATTTTTACAAAACCACTAGACGGAATAACATTCACCCAGCCTTCTCCGATATAACGCTTACGTTCACCGGTGTTGCGGTCATGGTAAACTGCCTTATAAGTATAGATAGGCAGAATCCGACCATTACCAAAGTTAATGGTACGTTGGAAGTGCAGACTATCAACAGTGTCCAGACGCGGCAAAATGTCACGCTGAATCTGCAACAGAGTCAGGGTTTCAGTGTTTGCCGCTTCTTTGAAATGCGTCTCAATGTCAAAGTTAAACATCTCATACGCATCTTGCGACATGTGAATAGCAGTTGCTCTGTCCCATTCATCAGCCGTCTGCACCATTTTCAACACATCCTTGTACGGGGTAGCGGTGCCAGCAGTAATGTTGGTTTTGTTCCAAGTCTTCTCACCAGCAGTATACGGTGCAGACGTGGGAACAACCGGAAGTACTACTTGGGCAGAGTTCCACGGAGCCGTGACCGGATTGGTCGTCAGATTGACAGACGGAATAAGGTCTTGGGCAAAGACAGCAGCAGTAGTACCAACAGTGCGACCGAAGTCATATACATACAGCGGGTACTTCTCGGAGACCGCCCCATACCCGCCGTACAGCATAATTTCAGCAGCAACTTTCTCAAACAGATTTTCGAACCTCTGCTCTACCTGTGCTGCTTTCAGATTCCACCGCAGGGCTTTGTTAGCCAAGATATTAGGCTGACCAAACTGCTCACCCAACTGGCGAGAGTTTAACTCCTCAAAGCCGTCGGATACGAATCCTTCTTTGGCGTATGAGAAACTCAGTTCCTTATGGCCAAAAGTCGGCAACATTACCGGATCAACGTCTGCATTCGGAAGTGCAAACATACCCATGACATTCCGGGTTGCAAACTGTTGGTCAAAGTTTACGGTCTCGCGGTCAGTCGTTGACGGGGCCGGATAAAAAGATTGCAGCCAATTCGGGCGTTTGGGTTGCCCATCATTAAGAGCCTTCAGCACCCCGGACAGAATCTTCTGCGAAGTATACGGGTCAGCAAAAATCATCTCACTCATTGTTAAATCCTCAGTACATTTCGCCAGGTTTCAGGATGCCCAACTGTTCAAAGTGGGTGTTTTCGACAAACTTACGTTTCAGCAAGTCAGTGTTGGCTCCGGTGTCGTAAGCAGTACAAGCCACTTCGGTACCGTCGGCTTTAACAATCTTGTCCGTAGCAACATCCACCTTCCAAACAAGTGCCGAGGCATAGAACGACGCATGAGTATAAACTGTTGCGTCCACATCAGCAGCCGAAGCATCAACATCCATCAACAGCACACCGGTGATTTCTTGTCGGGGTGCCGTGGGGTCGGTTTCTACTCCGGGGTGTGCGATTGCTTTACCGGTAGCATCACTTGCCACAAACGAATGCTTCTTCAGCACTTGGCCCGACTTGACCGTTACGGTCTTAGTATAAGTTGGGATTGCGCGAAAGAACGTGCCCTGATAGTTTGCTTTGTCGGCATAAGCCCGAAACCCGCCATTATAGTCTGCCATTGTAACCTCCAACGGTCAAAGTTATTGGGTCAGGGATGCGAGTGCCGCATTGCCCTGCATAATAGATTCAAACGGACTCATGGCTTTTGCAGGCGCACTGTCCATACGTTCCGAAGCCGTAGGCTGTACAGCAGAAGCAACAGGCGTCGGATTCGACATTTGCATAACTTCTTTGACAGTTTCAAACATGGCAACAACAGCCGATGCGTCCGTTCCGGCACTAATTTGTTTCATGGCAATGTCAGCAGACATACCAAAGACTTTTGCCGATTCCAGAATTTCATTGCACCGGTTACGTTCAGCCGCTACTGCTTTTGCAACAGCCCCACTTGCTTCAAGTTTAACTTTTTCAAGGTCACTTGCCAGCAGTGCATTCTTTTCGATTGCTTCTTCAAGCGTCATAATTACACCTTTTTCAGACATACTGTATATGGAGGATGGAATGTGGAAAGAGTTAGTGTAGGGATACCCTTCCACAACTCCGGTTTTAATTATTTCTTCCAGGGTTATATCGTAAGAGTCTATTACTTTGTCGATTAACCCGAGGGATAATGCTTCTGTGCCTAGAACCGTTTGACCATTCAGCGTGTTGATTGTTTCTTCTGACAGGCTTTCTCGTTGTTTCGTCAACAACCCGATCATAAGACTGTCAATTTCCATGACTCTGTCAAAAACTGACAACTCCAACTTACTCGTAAGGGGTTCGTGAGGGTTGCCGAGAGCCTTGTCTTCCCGGCTCCTGATAACTTTCCAATCGTAGCCGTCCATCTTATCCTTAGCTACTTGTGAAAAGAGTGCTGACAACACCCCAATAGAACCAATCTCTGATGAGTTTGTGGCAATAATATACTGGGTTGCGGATGCCAAAACATAGCCAGCCGAACAACATGGCCCGTCAACAAGAGCCAGGGTCTTAACCCCATATTGCTTTGGCAACGACGTTATGAACTCGGCCAACCCAAAACATCCATTAACCTCTCCTCCATAAGTTGCCATTGAGAACACGAGGGTTGTTGCTCGTGCTTCAATCATATTCTTGACAGAATTTGCAATCCCTTCATACGATGTATATCCGCTGTCCCCTGCTCCGGCTTTTGCCACAAGACTTCCATGTACTTTCACAACCCCTACGTTGTTTCGCACATACGAAGATGACCCGGCGGTGTCCGCAGAGTCAAAGAACTTTGAGGGTTTCTCCCCTGCAAGAAGTTTCAACGTGACATTGCTTGTTATGATGTCAAGTTTACTTTCTGCAATGAGAAGCGGTGTGTTATACAGCCGACTTAGGATACGTTCATACATGGTAGTGGTCAGGCAGAAGGCTCATGCTCAGATTGTCTCACAAAGGTTTGGATTTTGTCAAGTCAAAGTGACGTTGATTTTGCATTTGCCTCAACATTTGTAGCCTGGTTGGTGGATTGGGGCATTGCAGCAAAGTCAATCCCAAACTGTTTCAGTTCCTCCCGCCTGCGACAATCTTCAACAATTTCTTCAAAAGTGGTGTGTCTTTCCTGAAGTTTGCTTTCCAGGGTTGCCATACCATACTGGATTTCGAGAAGGTCGGCTTGTGCATCCTTCAATTCATCTACGCCGTATTGACGCGGCATCTGATACGTCGGTTCCGCAGAGCCAACATTCTTATACCGGCTTGCGAGGGCTTTGAAATACTTTGTCAGCGGGGCAAGTCCCATTGCAATAGTTTGGGTTTGGTGAACATGCTCCATCCGAACCCTAAGTTCTATTGTGATTGCCCGCAGCGTTGAGAAGTCAATGCCGGACGTATCTCCGGTGAGTTGGTGGTAGGGAACTTTGACTGCATTGGCAATTCGACGTAGTTCTGTTTCGCAGAGTTTGACAAAGTTGGCTCCAATGTCAGCCCCTTGATGAAACACTATATCTTCGTTCTTGTTTAGATACTGGACGTTTGTTCCTTGAGACTTGAACACAAGTTTATCCTTCTCCTCTTTGTCCTTGACATACGTCGGCACACCTACAGGAACAGGGTTGAGGGGATTGGTGTTTTTGACAATCCAGCTTATAGCTTGGGATGCTTTCTGCCTTGCAACAGTGGCATCCATAAGTTCATCCAACTCGTAGAGGGGGATTAAGACCGAAGCCAGGAACGGAATGCCTATGAATTGTGCTGGAATGTCACGTTGGAATATGTGTAGGATTTCGTCCGCAGGGATTTCAGTAACACTCATGCCCACAAGCGGGGGACTCCCCACTTTGTACCACATATCTTCGTATATGTTGTCCCGGAAGAAGTAAGACACTGGCCGCTTGTCCACAAAACCAATCCCATGTCTAATCATTTGGGGCTTGGTCGGAGTGTCGCCAAAATACCCCAAGTGGTGAAGTTCTGAGCGAATTGGCTCAAGTTTCAGCGGAACAGTAGAGGGGTTCCCTTTTCGGCGTATGTGCAAACGGGTAAAAGCATTACCTGTGGAGAATATGGACGAATGCCATAAGTTCTGCACATTTTCAAGTGTCCCGATACCATCCAGACAAGGGTTTGCGGCGAACTCGTCCCACATATCCTGCATCCTAAGATGATTCCTGCCTTTCGCATCCTTCCAAACAACTTTGACTGCCCCCAGATTCGTGACGTATTTGTCAAGGGCCGTTCGAGCATAGCCATTGTTGCGAATAGCATGGGCGGATCGCATTTGCAGCAGCAACAACTCCCGTGATGCAATTTGGTCAGGCGAACCATTGACAAGATTGTTTCTATCCTCTCGATAGCGTTTGGCCGCACCCTCAAAAGCCGGGGAACTCAATTCACCATACAAGAAGCTATACGGAGTAACGGGAGTTGATTCTGTTGTCATGTGTATATCCTGTGAATGTCACGAACCCAACTTACCAACAACAAGTGGCACAGACGCCCCATGTCTGTAGACCGGTGTTGATAGTTCGATGCTTTGTATCTGTTGGAGAATCTCGTCCCGGTGTTGTTTGAGCGCGACAAGTGTCACTTCCCCATATCTGTAGCGACGTGAGAAACTACCATTCCCAACAACCAATTCGAGAATCTGTTTCCCGGCTATAAGATTGCTGATGGCCGTGTTGACCGTCGTTAACTGGGTTTGCAGTTCGGCGAGTGTAAGTGTCCCGGTTGACATATTGGCCTCTATGAGTAGTAATAGCGTTCTAGACTTTCCCAGTGTTCATTTGTATAGTGCCGGATACCAGCAGCAAAACTCGCGTGCAATGCCAGTTTCTCACAGTCCATTGCCTCCTTACGTTTGCCAGGTATAAGTTTGTAGACTTCACGTACGTTTCCGTAACGGTCTTCATCAAAGATTTTACGACACGACGTACATTGTTCTTCATACTGTCCATAGGATTGGTAGTTAAACCAATGGATGTCAGTCTTATAGTCGTTGGGTCTTTCTCTTGCCAACTTTGACAAGTAGATACGTCGCAAAACTTCACTTTGGGCTTTATGTGCCCCTACTTGGTAAACGGCAATACCAATACGTTCATACAGGGTCTTTCTGACTTGTGATGTTGAACCTATGTCGAGTCCTGCCGGTTCCTTGTATATGTCGTCGTCTGAAAAGCGAAGTTCACGAACACCACGTGCAGCCATAACACCCTGGTTATGTCTCTGCATCTCACAAATCCAACGATATGTTACTTCTGTTGCATACGCTGTATCTACGCTAACATACGAAGGATAGATTGTTTTGCCCGAAGCATGTGGTATTGCCCCAGTAACAACTTCACGCTCAAGTTCGGCCCAAACGTCCGAATCCGGATTCAACACATCGCCAAAGATTTCTTTCCATGTTATGAGCCAAGAATTACCGTTCCGGCCCCATCCCCTCTTAACAATAGCAAACCTGTTGTCCTGAACATCCACACCGACAGTAACAACAAGGGCTTCCATTGGACAAACATGCTCAGGATAGTTTAAGCGCAACCCTCGCATCTCCTCAGCTTCCATCATAACTTGGCCAGAAGCATAAGGCTCCCCGCGCTTGTTATTCATGTAAGACTTCATCAGAAGTTCCTTTCCAACCGCAAGTTCCTTTTTGGCTACGATTTCGGCCTTTGCCAATTCTACGAAGTTTGAGCCGTCGAATGGGCTTAACATCTCCGAAAACGAGAACCCAAAAACTTCAGTTATCTGGGGTTTTAGCGGATGCCAGCCCTTCGAAAAGTTACCCGTGTGGTCGGTGAAACCATGGGCCTTACCTGCAACAATGTTAGCATTCTTCTGGTCAAATGTCCACTCGACCGAGCAATGCGGACAAATGAACTTGGTGGTTGCCGGGTCATACTTACCATATACTGTGTCAATGAACCGGGCCGGATACTCGTCATAACGTAAGTTTTCAAAACTTGACCCATCCATCGGCACAAGTTCATGGCAGGCATGGCACTCTGCCTTGAACACAAGATAGTTGCTTTCGCGGATTGCCTTCTCAACCCGACTTAGGTCTTTGAACGTCGGTGTGCCCCCAAAGATAAACTTTCGGCGTGTCAATGGCACGAGTTTCTGACGTTCCTTAAGGTTGGCAAACGTGTCACCCTGTCCTGCTACTTCGTCCGGGGCATCGTCTGGTTCTTCAATCTCAATATATTCAAGGTTGACAGACTTTTGGTTAACAATAGACCCTAGTGTTGCAAAGCGCAAATGTCCACCGGGGAAGTCATAGTCAAATATACTTTTGCGATTCTCTGCAATCCCAAAGTTCACCAAGCCATCCAGCACAGGACAGTTTTTCAGAAACTCTACCCACTTCTCCTTTGCAAATATCTTGGCAGCTGTACCTGTGGCAAACCCAACCAGCATTGTTGTTGGGTCAATATGGATGCGCTTTCCTCGGTAGTTGTTAATGGTTTCCGTCCATGCAATTCGGGCAGACTTCATGGCAACAATCGTTGGGATGCCAGGGTTGTCGAGACAATCGTAAACATACTCCATGTAGGGCGTCAGGTCTGGGTTAAACCTACCTTCGCCGAACGAAGTCTCCTTTTTGGTAATAATTCTGTATTTGCGTGACCACTCCATTGTTGAGACATACGGGGCTTTGTGAAACAACCGGAGTAGTTGGCCAATGAAGCCACGCTCAGATATGTTTGACAAGTCCCGTGGGATTTCAGGAGTTGGCCCCGGGTTCCCTCCTTCGCTTGCTTCAATCATACTGCCCCCACTGTAAAAGTAGGAACGAAGGGCAGCGTAGAAGATATTTCGTCTACCGGTGTGTCAAGCACATGCTGAATAAACTTCTTGGAATCTTCGTCTGCTTCTTCCATAATTGTATCGCCAAAATCTGCAAGATACCGCAAGGCTTCTTCTATTCGGGGGCGGGTAACCGGGAAGTCAAGGCTTAGTCCGACAAGTGTTTGCTTGATGAGCATTAGCAGCGGGGTATAGAGTTTGTACAATTCAGACTTAACCAAAAGTTCTTTTCGTTGCTCGGCAATGGAAAGCCATGCCTTTGTCTCATTCGCCCTGTCCGTTCTGAGTTTCTGCATAATTTGCTTCTTCACCAAAGGGTGCATGGCGTCGTCCAGCACAAACTCCCCATCTTCTCCGTAGGAAACATCTAAGTTCTTACCAGGTCTGTACCTAGCCTTGTCTCTCGCGTTCAATGGAACCCCATCTCCTCCATCCCGAATCTTTTGTTCCAACGTAGCGATGCGGGCTTCATAAGTTTTGGCTTCAGACAAACGGGTTGCCTTACTTTCCCGCAAGTTCTCCGCCAGTCTCTCCATTTCCTCAAAGGCTCCTGCGAGTTTTGACTCAAATTCCCTAATGGTTGCATGGGCTTTTGTCACGGCATTTTCATCTGCGAGCAATGCACGTTCTTTGACTCTGGTGGCTTCAACATCAGCCTCGATAGCCTGCTTCCGGATTTCGGCATCGGTTTTGATCCGTAGCTTTTCCTCTTGAAACAACCGTTCTTCTTCAATAGTTTTCAGCCGTGCCAGACGCTCCGTCTCTTCCTTAGCTACTTTTAAGTCTACAGACTTAATCATAGATTGCCGATAGGCATACATAGCCTCCCTGTAAGTCATTTCTGTCAGGGGCTTTGTACCGTATCGGCCTTGCTGGAACTCTTGGTACAACCCTGATATGTTCTGGCCCCACAAAGCAGCCAACATTGTCGGACTTACTTTATCCTCCATGTCTATGACAAATGTCGTAGGGGGAGTTACTGTATCTTCTGGGGAACTTTGAGGGGTTTCAGTGTCTAATATGTTTGTCATGTCTGTCATATTTGTCTCTCGTCTCACCACGTCATAACCTTTGGGTTGCCTTGAGCCGACACCCGTGCTATAATTCTACACAAGTCTGGCGGTAAATGCAACTGTCTTTGACCCGCAACATCTTTTGGAGTTCCTAATGGAAGCAATATCACCCTGGCAACAATTTGGTTTACCCGGCATGGTTATCGGGGCACTGTTCATAACCATTTGGATTATCGGTAAAGGCATAATCCTACGGCTTTTGGAGTTACAACAACAAGAGCGGGCAGAGTGGCGAGAAGCATTCACGGAAGCGATGGGAGAACACAATGAAGTGTTGCGTGAGTTGTCAAAAGCAGTTGGGGAGTTGAAGCAGACCCAGTGTCCGAAAGAACCCATTAACTATGTTCACATGAGGCGAGAATGAAGAAGTTATATTTGAAACTTCAAAGCCCGGTTATTGAACTCAAAGTTCAGTGTCGGGATGGCAGTGGTGCGAGTACGTCGTTTGTTGTAGGCTTCAATCGTCACGGAAAAACAGAAGCAGAAAACAGACTTAAAGCCTTCCAGGATATGTTTACTGAGGCTGTACAGACAGGTTTGCTTGACAAGTTTATCAAAGACGAGATTCTCTATGTTAAAGACATTGAGTTTGATGTCGAGGACACGGAAACTGGGGCTGTTACCCATATACTTGTGAAAGATTCCAGGAAGGAAAAGAAGGGGGATGCGTGGGAAGACGCCGACGAGTGTTTGGAACTTCTGAAATCCCTGCTCTTTGACTCGAATCCTTATGCAACGGCCATATACGGAGCCTATCCAAAAGCCCTTGTTAACGTAGACTTGTCAAACGAATTGGGAAACTAATAGAGGCAGGGGAGGCACTTGCTTATTGCAGCCTCCCCGCACCACATGCAGAAGAACAACGTAAACAAGCAGAAGACGAAGAAGCCTTAGACGCCCTTTTCAGAAGTTATGGGGACGACGGGGGCGGGCTGCCCCCAACCCCACAACCGACAGAACCCGACGAAATCGTAGAAGTACTACTGTTTGAGACAAACAAACCTATCTATGACCTGTATGTTATACTCAGGCACTATTGCAACGCCGAGTATACCTTAGACTCTGCAATACTGTTGCGGCTAATTGACGAGTTCAAACTCCCGCTAACAGATACGCTTACCAAAATCCCCTATATCCATTCCGGGTATGTGAATAAGATGCAGGATTACCATAATGGCCAAAACCGAAAACTCTTTAGTAATCAACATTGAGAGCAGACTTTCTGGGGAGGATACATACGCTCGGCTGTCAGAAAGGCTGAAGGCTCTTGGAGTTGAAGTTTCGAGGCTGAACTCTGTCCTAACTTTCAGTGAAGATACGTCAACAACGTATCGGCATAACATTGAAATGCTTGGGGAAGTTACAAGTAAGTCGGTCAAAGATATAAAGGCCGCAGTATCCGCAATCTTTGGTGACGTTGGTTGGGCACAAGATCAATTTAATCAAGCAAAAAACGCTTACACGGCCAATCTCCAGAAAAGTCATGACGAAATCCTAAGACTCACTCGCAGAGCCGCCCAAGAACGCACGCTTGCAGTAACTCAAGAAGGGGACTTGGAAGTCGCGGCTGTAAAAGCCAACAACAACATTCGCATTCTGCTCGAAGAAGCAACAAATGCGGCTTTGGAAAGGGAACGGCTGGCCCATAAGAATCGTTTGGCTGTGCTTATGGAACAAGCAGCGGTTACTGCAACCCCCGAAGCACTTGCAGCCGAAGTAGAAGCAGAAACCGCTTTGTTGCGTCAACGTGAAAAAGCAATAACCGAGACATACAAACACCACCTTGAACTTGTAAAAGACGAGGAGTCACTCAACAAGGAACTTACGAACAACTGGGAAGATTCAATCGACCTTCAAGTTGCTGCAATGCGACATGGTGTTGACAGCATCAAGTATCTTGAAGTCAAGAAAAAGAAGGACATCTTACAGATTGAACGGGAACTCGGGAAAGAACTTGTTGCTGCCCAACAAACACAAGCCCCGCAAGCAGCCGTCGAAGCAATAATAAACAAGTATCACCAACAGATTGAAGCCGTACATTTGTTGGCTGAAGAACAGATTGCTGCCCTTAAACAAGTTCAACAAGAGGAAAAGGCGGCTGCCAACAGATTCCGCATAATCCAGAAGGAACGGGCCGATGACCAGATTACGGCTGTTAAAGAAGGGATGGCCGTTGTCAAACATGGACTAGACTCGGAGGTTGTTCAGAATCTTCACGCTGCCAATGAAATCCGGCGAATCCGTAGAGATTTAGCGCGAGACTTACGGGAACTGTCAGCACAGCCTGGCCCTGAAACTGAGAATCTTATAACGCAACGAATCTCCGAAGCTACGCGGGGGATTACATCTTGGGAAGCCGTGATTCTGCAAAACCAGCGGGAAGCTGAGGCTTTGCGGGCAGGCCATGCTCAAAGATTGGCTGAGATGGCAGAATATGGAAAGAAGTCGGACGAACAGCAGCAACAACTATACCGGCTTCGTGAAATCACTGAGCGTAAGGGTGAACAGTCAATCGAAGCCGCCCAAGCCCGTTACAAACTTCGCTTTGTACAAGTTGAGCAACGGATTGACACGCACAGAAACAAACTTAAGAAGTCTTATGAAGAAGGGGTTATTGACCTTCAGACTTTTATAAATCGTTATGACCGGCTGCAAAACATAGAACTTCGGGCCAAGGATGCAACACTTAGGGCTTTGGCACGTAGAAGGAGTGCTATTGCCGTGCAAAAAGAACAGGAAGCAGACTACAAGATTGTAGAAGAAGGTATCCGCAGCCGGGAGAAAACAGAACTTGCGCGGGCAAAGGCCCATGAACAGGCACAAACAGACGTTGCCCTGTATGCCGCAAAGCAACGCCTAGATACTTTTGATGCAGAATGGCGAGCCAAAGTTGCGGCAATGCGGTCTGGCTATGAGACTCAGAAAGCGGTAACGCTGAATGGGGAGACTTCGCTGCAAGCCCTTCAAGCAGCAGCCGCCGAAAAAGAGAAAAAGATACTTCTAGACTTGGAAAAAGCCAAGGCTGAAATCCGGCAGAAGTATTACAATGAGGGCTTGGGACAACCTGCAATGCGGGGCCAGACTACAAAAGCCGTTGGGAAAGCAACAAAAGCCCTTACAGAAGCATATGCCCCTGTCCAACAATACATGGATGAACAGCGGGTTATAGATTCTTTGTTGGCGGCTCACAAGAACTTAACGCGCTCTCGCCAGCAAGAACTAGAAGAACTTGCACGTTACAATGCCCTTGTCCAGAAGTATGGCCCTGAACACCGGCTTGTCCAAGTGGAACTTGTGAACAGGAAAGAGAAAGAGGCACGTCGGCGATACTCTAGCGACATGCTTCAAATTGAACAGGACATTCAAAACAAACTTATACGAACGGATGCAGAAGCAGCGGCAAAACGCCGGGCTATCGAGTCCCACTACTACGAAACGCTTAGAGGATTGGCTGCACAACGTGACATACTGTCCCCTACGAACAATGAGTTTCACCGGCTCAACAGAGGCTTTTCTGGTCTCCTGAAATATGTTTTTGAGACTTATGTTGCGTGGGGTGCTGTAAACAGAGTTGCAACGGCTTTCTCTACAACAATCCGCGACATTATCCCAGTTGGTATCGCCCTTGACAGTGTCCGAGCAACACTAACTGCTACTATGGGTTCGGCTGCCGGTGCAGAGGCCGCCATAAATGCTTTGAACAAAGAAGCGTCCCGTACAGGCAAAAACATAAGTGAACTACGTAAAAGTTTCACAACATTCCAAGCATCTACAAGTCTGGCAGGCATATCCACGGAACGCACGTGGACTATGTTTACGAAGTTGAATGCTGTAATGACGGCTCTGCATAAGTCTGCCGACGAAACTCAGCACGTCTATCTTGCGCTCTCACAGATTTTCAACAAGTCCAAAGTTCAATCAGAAGAACTTGTCAAACAGCTAGGTAACCTGTTGCCCGGTGCCTTCGCGGCATTTGCAGAAAGTATGGGCATACTTCCGTCAGAACTCTCAAAGAAGATGAAGGACGGGATGGTTTTTGCCCAGGAAACTATGGATGGCTTCATTGACTACATGCACAGGAAGTTTGCTCCCTCATTCGCTATTGCGGCAACAATGTTGAATGCTGACATTGAGCGAATGAAGAATGAGTTGATTCTCCTGCAAGAAACCCTCTACAGACTAAGCGAAGATAAAATTCAAGATTTTGTGAGGGCAGTCACGGATGGGATGCGCTCCTTCCGGGAGTTGGCATCCGAGGGTAAAACCCTGCGCTACATCATCGACGGATTACAAGTTGGAATGCACGGACTTGCAGGGTTGGGAGTTACTATTCTTGCGGTTAAGTTTGCCGAACTTGTCAAGCACATCATAGAAGCGCAAAAGTACTCAGGGGCACTGCTCGGTACGTTTAAGCAGTTTGCCTCAACCGTGTCGATTATTGGTGCAGCCTATGCAGCCCTCACGGAGTCCCTGCACCAATATAATCTTGAGCAAAGTTCGGCTGCCACTGGCACAAAAGATTTCTTCACAAACTTGCGTCGGGAGTTGAAAGAGACAAATGATGCAGGGAACATAATTATTCGGCTTGAAGAAGACCCGGATGTTAGGAAACTTGATGCTTTTATGCAGGGACTTGCCGAACGGTCAAAAGACGTCCAGACTTGGATAAAGTCAGCCTCCCAAGTAGAAGTTGACGCTTTGCGTGATGCTGCTCTAGCCGCCCAAGATGTTATAACCACTCAACACCGACGGGAAGTCAAGTCTATTGTAGACTCTATGCGGCCTTTGGCTGAAAAGCAACGAATGTTGAAAGCCCTGCACGAAGAATACACAACAGACCTACAAGATGTAAACACGGCCCTACAAGCCAACGTCAGAACTGAAAAAGGCTATAGCCTTGCGTCCGCAGCACTCAACAGACTTCTTGGGAAACAACGGGAAACGCTGCTTGATATTGCTGCCATCAAAATGCGGGACAAAACCGAAGAGGAAGCAACAAAGGCTGCTGAAACTCGCTACAAACCCGACCCAACAACAACACTCAAACGCTCAGACGAACTGGAAGCCGAGGCAACAATACTTGGTGTTCAGGCCAAACGTATGACAGAAATGGGAGATGCTGCTGGCTACCTTAAGGTTAAACTTGGGGAGTTGGATGTGGCACGCCAGGCTGCTTCTGCTAAACTCGAAGAGAAGTTTAAGGCTGACATTGCCATTCAGCAAGAGAACATGAAGGCAATGGATGACTATGTTGAAGCCCAACGCAAAAAGGGAGTTGCAGAAAGCGTAATATGGAATAAGACTGACCTTGACCAAAAACAACATATCCAAGAGCAAATGCTCCGGCTGTTCAAAGAACATGCAGCAGCCCAAGCGAAACTAGAATATGATTTCGGCGAAGAGACACGGAAGGCTCAAGACGACATGCTGAAGATGCGGCTTGACGGTAGTAAGAAGACACTTGATGCTGTCAAAACAGACCTGCAAGAGAAACTTAGGCTTGCCAAAGACTATAAGCGTAACGAAGAACAGATACTTCGTACCGAGATTGAGACAGCCGACAAAGAATTTGCGGCGGGAACACTTGGATTCACAGACTACTACGAGCGACTCGAAGAAGCAAACAAGCGCATAAACGCAATTCAGCAAGAACGACTCGCCCAACAACAATCCATAAACACTGCCCTTGAAGCGCAAAACAACATTCTTACAGAAGCCTCTGCTTCGTTTGACAAGATGATTGTTGCTGTTCGGCGGATGGAGTCTAGCCGGGTTGCCCCACTCCCCGGAACCGAAAACATAACTTCCCCAAAGGGCGCAAGAGGCACTATGCAAGTCACGCCGATTGCATGGAAAGAAGTTGTTGGGGATGTAAAGGGTTATGCAACCGCCACAGCAGTAGAACTTGACCGTGTTGGACAAGAGTATTTTGCAAAACAATTACGCCGGTTCAAAGACTTCCAAGTTGCAGTCATGGCTTATAATATGGGGGACACTCGCACAAGTGCCCTGTATAAACGCCTCGGCATTCAAGAAGGAACACTTGACCCAACAGCTTTGGCTCGTGTGAAAACAGACCCAAGTGTTCCGGAAGAAACCCGTGGGGCTATGGAACGGGCGCAAAACTACTTGTTGGAAGGCAACACGCTCCTGAAGCAACGCCAAGAAACAATCAGGAACATCAGCAATGAATTAAACATTCAGCAAAACATAGAGGAGACAACCGAAGCAGGTAAGCAACGCCTACTGCAACTTGAGACAAAACGCTTAGGTGCGCTGGCAAAGTATACAGACCTTACGGAAAAGATGAAAGAACAGGCTGTTGCTTTGTCTGGCGCACAAGCAGAGTCTAGACTCATACGTTACGAACGGAGTACTGCGGAATGGCGGAAGATGAATCTGGACTTGCTTGCCAAAGGCACAGCAGAACAGAAGCAAAAAGCCGCAATAGAAGAACAAGTGTATCAGACGGGCTTGGCCAATGCACGCCTTCTGACAACACTAGATACTTTGTCGGACAAACAGGCGGGGAAACAGGTGGCTTATGAAAGCCAACTGCAACGCATCCAAACTTTACAATCACAAGGGTCACTGACAGAGTTAGAGGCCGCTATACAAACAGATGCGATTGTTGCTAAACAAATTAAAGACCAAGAAGCCCTTATCGCAAAACTCAAAGAGAAACAAGCAGAAGCAGCCAAAGCAATCCCAGGTGGAATGACCAATGTTGAAGTTACAACAGAGATTGGTAAGGCTCAAGCAACACTTGATAGTTTGCAGCTAAAAAGCACGGAGACTGCCATGGTTATGAAACAAGAGTTGACTCAAGCCTTCCGCCAACCCTTTGAAGCCTTCATCCAAGGAACCTTGTCTGCCGGGGATGCAGCAAAGCAATTTGCCAGCAATGTCTTGCAATCTTTCCAAAGGATTCTTACTGACAAGATAACACAAAGTTTGGCTGATATGTTTATGTCTTCTGGAGCAGGTAAAGGGCTTATGGGGTTTGTTACAGGACTACTTACTGGCTCTCCTACTCCTAGCGCAAAAGGTAACATAGTTCAAAACGGGAGTATAACCCCATTTGCTTCCGGCGGAATAGTAACATCCCCAACCCTATTCCCACTTGCAAAAGGGACTGGACTTATGGGAGAGGCTGGGCCTGAAGCAATCATTCCCCTCAAGCGCAACCGGGAAGGCAAACTTGGGGTTGCAGGCGGACAACAAACATCGTATAATACAGTGAACAACATCTCTGTAACCATAGAAAAGTATACGGGTAATGACAATCCTGAAACTACTGCTGCAAAAATCGCTGAAGCAATATCTAGGAAGATTGCAAAAGAGGAAATTGCATCTGCAAGTCGTAAAGGCGGACGGCTCGCCCCTGTAGGAGCATTCTAAATGGCAAACTTCATAGCGTTACCGCTTCCTGAAAAGATACTTGTTGATGCGTCAAAGACAACGACCTTTCGGACACTCCGTGCTTCTTTTGGTGACGGCTATAGTCAACGTGCCCCTGATGGCATAAATTCCAGAATTGATAGTTGGACTTTGCGATGGGGGGCTTTGACGCCTGCGGAACTACAAGTTGTTGAGGCCGCACTCGATTCTGTCGGGGGTTATGGGGTTTTGCTCTGGACACCTATCGGGGAGACTGTGCAAAAGAAGTTTGTCAACACCAAAGCAACGTACTCACGGACAAGAGTCAATAGCAATGCCTACACGGTGAGCGTAACGCTCGACGAAGTTTTTGACATTCTACCGCCAGCGTAACAAGGATACTTTATGGCTTCCGTCGAATCTCCCTTCATCGAATTATTTGAACTCCATATCCCTGCGGCCATTCCGCTTACTCCCGGCATATCCCGCGACTTCTACTTCTGTAATTCAGGGAATGTTACGTTCACTCGCGGCGGATTACCGCAAGACTATGTTGCCTTTCCAATAGCCATAAGCGGCATTGCCCAAACATCTAACGGTGCGCCACCACGGCCTAAACTTAGCCTGTCTACAGTTGACTCGCTGATTAGTCAATTAGCCTTTCTTTACTCCGACATCGTAGGAACAAAAGTAGTTTACATACGGACATTTAGTGAGTACCTCACTAGCGGGATTGGTTCCTACCCACTAAACATGGAGATACTTGCTAAAACAAGTCATAATAAGAATGGCCTTGAATTTGAACTACGGTTTCCAACTGACAGAGAAACAGATTATCTTCCAAAGAAACAGATGCTTAGGAATGAATACCCTGGTATGGGGACAAATAAGAGGGCGATGTAACAATGGTTGCAAGTAATGACTTCAAGAACTTGTCGGCTGAAACGTGGGAGCAAATAGCTGAACTAGCCCTGTCCCGCTTTCCAAAAGAACTATGCGGGGTACTGCATGGCGGTGAGTTTATAGAACTTGAGAATATCGCAGAAGAACCTGAAACATCCTTCAGGTTTGACCCTGCACAGTATGTTCACTATGAATCTTGCGACGCAATAATCCATAGCCATACGAAGAAACATAAGCGGGCTTATAGGCTAGACCTCCGCACTCCGTCACGTGCCGATAGAATTGGCCAGATTGAAAGTAACAAGCCTTGGGGAATAATTGCAACGGATGGAAACAGCGTTATGGAACCTATTTGGCTTCCAAGGACGCCGAACAATAGCTATTTGGGCCGCCCCTTTATATGGTTTATCAACGATTGCTACACCCTTGTACAAGACTACTACTTACATGAGTTCGGCATCCGTCTGATAGACCATGCACTTGAGTTTGACTATATGCAGGGGCACCGTTTGCAAGACAAGGTATTTGAGAAATACATTAGTGCAGCGGGCTTCGTCGAACGGGATGTTGTAGGGGAACTTCGCAAAGGAGAGTTGCTGTTGTTGAATCATGCCGGTGTTGAACAGTCCCATCTAGGTATTTATACAGGGGGTACTGTCTTGCATCAAGACATACTGTCTACAGTAGTTTCCATTGACAGAGTATACCACAAGATAAGTAGAGTGCTGACGCATCCTGCCGTTAAACTGGAGGCTGTATGATAGTTATGCCTATGGGGAAATATGATGTTTTTCCAAAGAAAGAAATACCTGCAACCACGCTACGACAACTTCTTGCTGGACTTCGCAGGGAATATGGCCAACACTTTATACAATCTGTCCGTGGGCACGCAATACTGTTTAGCGGTGACACAAGCGTACCGCCCCTTGCACTTGTCGAGCATGGCTTTGACATTGATATAAGTGCTTATGGGTATCTTGGGATAGTGCCGGAAGTAACGGGGAATGAGCCATTTTCATTAACTGCTATTGCGGCAAATATAGTAGCCTACTCCGGAGTTGTTTCCGCATTCAGTTTATCTGCAAGTACAGCACTTTTTCTTGTTGATGCCGTTGTACTTGTCTTACAAGTAGGTCTTGCAATCGGCCTTGGTATGCTTGCCCAAGCAATATCACCAACGCCTACAACAAAAGATGCTAAACAAGCACAAAAGCGTGAGTCTAGCCTATGGAATGGTAACCAAGCAACAAATATAGAAGGTAGTGTGCTACCAATGGTATTTGGTAGCCCTTTTTGTGGCGGCGGGGTTATGGTAGCCAATAGTCTTACGACAGAAGACGTTTCACTTATCACGCCAACTACTCCTATACAGCCATGACAAGTCCTTTCACGCACAAAAGCAACACCGGAACCGGGCTAACTATTTACGGTGAGGGTAAAGGTGGTAAAGGCGGTGGAAGTGCCCCGATTGAAGAAGATGATACTCTTGCAAGTAAACAAGTATTGCGTGTGCTGTATGCCGTTAGTAATGGGCCAATACACTCCGTGCAAGAAGTTTACATAAATAGAGTTAAACTAGCACAAGATGCCGACGGGAAGTATAACATACCTGGGGTAATAACAGACTATCGTGACGGGGCTATTGTACAGGCCGTTATACGGGGGTTTTCAGCAGTAGAAGCGATTTCCGACATAGCGACACCCCTAAAGGTTCGGAAGTCCGGCAACCAGTATAGAATAATACCTGTCCCTGCCTCCCGCGATAGACTTCGCATAACTATGGTGTTAGACAGCCTGCGGTTTGTAGATGAAGACGGTAACATTAGGAAGTATGAAGTTAGCTTTTCCTTTGCAACAGGGCTTAACAATACCTATAGCTCATTCGATATAGGTTCTAAGCAAACTGTTACCAAGTCAGGTAAATCCTCCGGGGCGTACGCATTCGATGTAATCGTTGAAAAGCCATTAGCAGCAGAACTTGTAACTACCCCTTGGTACGTCCTGGTTGAGCGTGTCACAGAAGATGATGACGACACTATCACGAAACGAACAAAGTATTCGTCTGCAACGATTGCCGCCCTCACTGAAATAACAGACGTTAAACTCACATATCCTACTACTGCCCTTATAGGGATGACATTTCTAAAGGCTAAACGATTAGGCGGGGCATTCCCTGACCTTATTTATAAAGTACGTGGGATACTTGTGCCTGTGCCGAGTGCAACCTATTATACCCCCGAAACAGGAGTATACTCTGGTATATGGAATCTGACAAGTTGGGCAAACATAGGCTACCCAAGTGCTAATCCTGCCTGGCAAATACTGTACTTGTTACGCGATACTACTTTCGGGTTAGGTATTAGCGACAGCGATATAGACATTGGGGCATTCTATGCTTTTGCAAAGTATTGCGACGAAGCCATACCTATGTATGAGTTTACCCTTAACGAGGCTACGGGCCAATGGACGTATAAGCAAACGGGTACAAGAAGACGCTATGAACTCCACAACCAGTTTAATGAAAGGGAACCGGCTATACAAATGCTGGCCTATTTCTATAGTGCAGGTATAGCGCGTCCAACAATTAGTAAAGAGGGTTTACATTCTGTTGTTTGGGACAGGCCACGGCTTCCATCAATACTTGTGACGAATAACAATGTTGTTGACGGGGTGTTTACTTATGGGTCAAACTCACTCGATGAAAGGTATACTACTGTAACGGCCATATACAACGACATAAATGAAGTTGGGAAAACTACTACTGTAACTGTTCCGCTTACGCCTTCACAAGATTACTGGGAAGCCGAGGAAAGGATACTGGCAGCAAGATACGGGTACAAGTCCCTAGACTTACCCCTTATAGGCTGTTATAATCGTGACCAGGCGATAGTTAAAGCACGTTGGGCACTCTACAGGAACTCTATCCTAACGGAAACATTGGCATTTGCCGTGCTATTTGACGGATTGTCGTTTGAAATAGGGGATATTATACAAGTAATGGATGAGTTCCGCAACGCAAGTGCTATGCAGGGAAGGATAGAAATAGCAATGCCTGATAGCAAAGAACTTATGTTGGACAGGACGCTTACGTTTGTTGGCGGCACTACGTATACAATTCATTACTATTCTGCCTCATTTGGGCTAACCAGTAAGCAAATAGTGCCGTATAGCGCGGCTACTGATACCGCAAACGGGGTTATGCTTGCCTCATGGGTTCCGCCTATCCCGGAATCCCCATTTATAATAACATCGTCTGCAACCGCTGGTACGCTTTGGGAAATAGTAGGGCTTTCTGTCAGTGAAGACACACAACAAATAGCTGTTAGTTGTGTCGCGTATAGCGATGCTCTCTACGGGTATCTATACCGCCCTGCTCGTATGGCAGCCAAACCCATCTATGAATCTGTTGCTGCAAGTTCCTACGCTTGCCCGCCTCCAGAATCCCTCGAAGTCATTATTGACGAAGATGACACGATAAATAAGAATATAACGCTGACTTGGGAATGGTTTAACTCGGAAGAAGAAAGGGACAAGTATAAGGCTATGAAAACTGCCGCCCTTAGTAATGCTGACATTACCCCGTATATCCCAAACCCTTATAGCCCTGAGTTTCAAGTATGGTATCGGCATGTATCAACCGGCGATACCTATACTAAACTTGAAAACATCGTCAATAGGTCAGTGGAAATACCAATGGCAAAAGAGGGTGAGTATGAGTTCAATGTATTTGCCATAAACGGTAAAGGTCTTGTGTCGAAAGCAGCAACATACGTTTACAACCATGTACTCCGTGATGTTGAGAGCATATCTTTTAATTTTGCAAACATAGCCCCTAATGCAAAAGGCATCCTACAGGGGCAGTTAATAGCAAAACGCTACGAAGTTGAACTTGTTAAGGTAAGTGCGCCTTGTAGGCTTAGGCTTTATAAAGAAGTTAAACAAGACACGCAATATACGATACCGTCAAGTGAGCTAGACAGGTTGGCAAGTGAAGCAATTATACCTATTGCGGCGGTAACAAATAGCTACGCCCCTTTCCTAGACATTACACTTGAAGAAGGTGGGACGTATGACTTCGATGCTGTTAGGTCTAAAGCAATTCCAAAAGGGGCAAGCAGCACCATTTCCTACGACGCGCCACTTTATAACAGAAAAACAACCGTAGTTGTCACTAACATTAGTGAAGTAGCTACAAGCATAGACGTAACTGTATGGTATAGGGTATTAGCATGACCGCATCAATGACAGTGCCCAACCGTGGGCAAACACTTTCGTCAATTATATCTTCGGTTAAATCCGCGCTTGGGTCATCAGCCACGCTGGATGTTGGTATAGGTTCGAATGAAGTTCCATTAAATGCTTATCTTGGGGCACTTGCATACACAAATGCAGACGAATTAAGCCTAAGCTATTCGCAAATAACAGATGTTCCTGTTGATTTCTCACCAGCAACAAGTGTGACTTCGGTCTCCCTTGGAACAGGGAATAAAACTTTTACCATTCAGGCGGCCCGCTCTCTAACTATTGGGATGAGCGTAAAAGTAGCCCTTACAAGTAACCCCTCTACATGGATGCACGGGGATGTAACGGCCTATAATCCGGTCACCGGAGTCTTGTCTGTAAATGTAAATATGTTTAACGGACAAGGAACTTATGCAGCATGGACAATTAGTCTTTCTGCCCCACCAATGCCTCTGTTAGGACAACTCGCTTCTGGTGAGGAAATAGACATATCTGCCACGCACGCACTTGCCATTGCCAGCACAACTGCAATACCAGTGGCAAATGCTACTGCTCCAGGCGGAATAAAGTTAGGGTTTTCCCAGACAGGACTACATTATGCTGTTACATTAAATGAGGCTCTTCAAGCGTACGTGCATGTACCTTGGTCAGATACGACGTATAGTTTGTCCGCAGGTGTTGCTAAAGGGACTGTTGTTTTTACAGCGTCCGACGGGACTGCCCAAACCATAAGTATTCCGGGATTAGAAAGTGCTGCCTATACACGAGCAGATACATACGTTCAAAAGTGGGAGGCAGGGGCACTTGCTTACAGAAACACAATAGACTATAGTGAAGTTACAGGAACCCCTGTAATTCCAGTACAGGAAAAAGCTGACTGGGAACAGGTTGCAACTGACCAACTGTCTTACATACAAAACAAACCGAAACTTGCAACAATAGCAACAAGCGGTAAATACACTGACTTGCTGGACAAGCCGGACTTGTCAGTTTATGCCGAAGAATGGAAACTAGGGGCACTTGCATACGAAAACGCCGACGACCTACAGATTGACTACGAACAAATAATAAATGTACCTGTTGACTTCTCTCCGGCAACAAGCACAACTTCACTTACACTAGGCACTGGGGTTAAAACATTAACAATCCAGCAGGCACGCTCCCTAACTGTTGGAATGAGTGTTAAACTTGCACTTACCAGTAGTCCTACTGTTTGGATGCACGGAGATGTCACTGCATATAATGCCACCACAGGCAGCCTTTCTGTAGATGTAAACATATACAATGGACAAGGTACGCATTCTGGCTGGACAGTCAGCCTATCTGCTCCACCTATGCCGATACTTGGGTTGTTGGCATCCGGCGATGAAATAGATATATCCGCAACACGTGCGTTAGCTATTGCCAGCACAACTGCTATTCCAGTAGCGAATACTGTCGCTCCTGGTGGGATAAAAATAGGGTTTGCAGCAACAGGGGTACAATACGGTGTGCAACTCGATGCGGAGTTGAAGGCTTATGTACAAGTCCCGTGGACAAATACGACGTATAGTTTTGCTTCCGGTACTACCGACGGCGCATTTACAGTAACGCCTTCTGGAGCCTCGCCTCTCTCAATCCAAATTGCAGGGCTTAAAAGTGCTGCCTATACCCTCAGCAGTGACTACGCTAAAGCAGAACATAGTCATGAAGTGTATGTTGAAAAATGGGCATTAGGGGGACTCGCCTACAGAGATACCATTGACTATGCAGAAGTAAGTAATACTCCGGCACCACAGGTTAATGCAGATTGGAATAGCGTCGCTACGGATTCGCCTGCGAGAATACTTAACAAGCCTAGTCTAGCGACTATTGCCACAAGTGGGTTATATGCTGACTTGCAGGGCACACCTGACCTTAGCGTTTATGCTAAAAGATGGGAAATAGGGGCACTTGCTTACCGGGACAACATTGATTATAGTGAGATTAGCAACACCCCTACTATTCCGGCTGCACAAGTACAAAGTGATTGGAGTGCAGCAAGCACAGACGCCATCTCTTACATAAAAAACAAACCGATATTAGGAACTGCTGCAAGCCGTAACATAGGTACTACTTCAGGACAAATACCCGTACTAGATGCAAATGGTAAACTTGTAACAAGTATTCTTCCAGGAATGGCATTAACTAGCGTAACCCCAGTAGCTACTGTGGCGGCTATGAATGCTCTTACCGGAGTAGAAAGCGGTGATGTCGCAGTAGTAGCAGATGTACGAAAATCATACGTGTATAATGGAAGTGGCTGGACTGAGTTACTTACGCCAACAGATGCAGTAACAAGTGTCGCAGGGAAAACGGGGGTTGTTACACTTACGAAAAGTGACGTAGGTCTGCATCTTGTAGATAATACAAGTGACGTTGGCAAGCCCTTAAGCACTGCTATGATTGCGGCTTTGTCTGCAAAACAAGATATTTGGGCTTTAGGAGCTTTAGCCTATCGTGACTGGATTGATTATGCGGAGTTAACGAACTCACCAACAAAACTTAGTTCGTTCACGAATGATAGTAGTTTTCTCACAGCGGCTACACTTACAACAGACGTTTTACCCAGTATTCCGCCGAGTAAACTACAAACACTGACAACTGATAAACTCCCGACAATTCCTGTAAGTAAACTTGCGACGCTTACAACGGACGTTATACCTAGCCTACCTACAAGTAAGGTAACAGGGTTAGGTACTGCGGCAACGAAAAACATTCCTGCAAGTGGGGACGCAGGGACAACTGAAGTAGTTTTAGGGAGCGATAGTAGGCTTGTGAAACCGGTGGATGTTAGTTGGGCATTCGGAGCAATGGCCTACCGAGATACTATAGAATACAGTGAGTTATCAGGCCAACCTACTATTCCAGCCGCCCAAGTACAAAGTGATTGGAATGCCACGAGTACAAGTGACCTGACGTATATTAAAAACAAGCCAACACTAGGTACTGCTGCAAGCAAAAACACGGGAACAGGTGGTGGTAATGTTCCCCTGTTGGACAGCCTTGGGAAACTTTCAAGCAGTGTTATACCTTTTGGCATTACCAGTAGTTCTGTTGCTTATGGGAACCATACACATACTATCTATGCAGCTGTTGACCATACTCATACAGGGTATTTGTCTGCGGTTCCAACGGCAGCCGATACTGTTACAGGCGGAGTAAGGACAGGATATACTGAATCAGGAACTACTTATGCGGTTAAACTAGACGCTAATTCTAAAGCGTATGTAAATGTTCCTTTGGCAAGTCATTCTCATACAGAGTATTCTAGTACGTACCATTCGCATAGCAGTTTTAGCAACGACTTACTTATAAATAGCCTGACTTGTGGTAGAGGTAACGGCAATAGTACGTCTAATGTTGCTTTTGGATATAACTGTTTCAAAGCTAATTCAGGAACGCATAATATAGCTATAGGAAATGAAGCACTGAAAAATAACACAACGGGCACGCGAAATACCGCAGTTGGAAGCCAAACTTTTGGCTCCCTAACAGCCACTAGTGACAATACCGGTATTGGTTACGGGGCACTTAACGGCACGACAGGGACGGAAAATACTTGCGTAGGGTCTTATGCAGGGTATCTTACAACTTCTGGTGGCTATAATACCGTTATTGGAAGTAAGGCTTTTTACACAAACACGGCTGGTTACGGCAATACCATTTTAGGCGCATCTGCTGGCAATGCGTTAACAAGTAATTTTAACGTAATACTAGGTTATAAAGCGGCAGAATTTTTAGGTGCATCAGATAATAATACTATAGTTGGGTATAATACCGCGCAGAACCTAGTTAATGGAACACAAAACACTGTAATTGGAAGTAGGATAAATACAGGTAATGTGTCAAACCACGTATTTATTGGTGATGGTGGGGGGAATATAAGGGCAAAACATGACGGCACTGATTGGATAATGAATGGTCGCGTGTATGCCACAGGGTTTTCTTTCAATTCGTCTAATATGCTGTTAGGAAGTGGCGCAGGGAACTCAATAACAGCAAATGCAGCAAGAAATGTTGCTATAGGTCAAGACGCACTGCGAGCTAACGTACAAGGGTCTGGAAATGTCGCCATTGGGAGCAATGCTCTATACGCCTCTGGTGGGGGTAGTAACATATCCATAGGTGAGAACTCTCTCAATAAGTATACCGGGTCAACATCTATAGCAATAGGGGCTTATGCACTACAGGAAAACATTTGTGATATAGGGAATATAGCCATTGGCTATGAAAGCCTAAAAATGGCAAAAGTTAGAAATGCAATAACTGGCTTAATCTCTGTTACAACAGGCAGTACCATAGTAACAGGGCATTCCACTTTATTTCTATCTGAGTTGTCCGTCAATGCCTTTATTGGTACAACTTCTGGGTATTTTTTAGGGCAAATAGGCTCAATTCAGTCAAACACCCAACTTACGCTGAAATCTGTATCAAATTATACCTTGTCTTTTGTAGGGCTAAATAACCCTAATGTTGTATTTGCCTACAATCTTGCTATAGGGAATTACTCTGGAAACAGAATCAGCACGGGTACAAATAACTTTATTATAGGCAGTAACTCTGGGAAAAGTTTAACTACAGAAAACAATAATTTAATTATTGGCTCGAATACTTCAACTGATAATAGTGGGAACTATGGTATAGTCAATGTTGGCGGCAGCACAGGTGGAGGTAATACCGTAATAGGCAGCGACCTATTAAATAACATTAAAATCTCTACAAACAACAATGTTTTTATTGGGTCTAATGGAACAATCAGAGCTAGATACTACGGCGATACCAGTAAATGGGAGTTTATAGGGCCAATACAAAAATTAAGACAAGCCCATAACAGTGGGGTTCTTATAACTTCTGGTGCAATAGAATTAGACTGCTCTGTTTATCAGTCCTTTTGGGTGCATCGCACAGCAAACATTACTAGCATAAATATAATCAATGCCCAAGGCCCAGAGTTTATAATTAGAATCTATTTCCAATCCGACTCCGCAGGAACCCTTAGGACAGTATCTTGGCCATCATCATTCAGGTGGATGAATGCTACAGCAGATACGCTTACGCAAACGGCAAACAGAGTTGATATAATGGAATTGTCTACATTAAATAATGGAGGTACTTGGTATGTATTACGCAACAGACAAAATGTTTCTTTGTAAAATAGGTGAAATATGTTTAAGCAGGCAGAATTAGTTGAACTTAGAAGAAGTAGAAGCCTAGAGGGGGCTATTACTGGAGTCGCCTTTACTGTAAGAATTGAAGATACCCATAATGGAAGTATCTTATATGAAATAAAGTTGGATGACTCTGAATTGGCCAACGTCTTAGCTATAGAGAATAAGCAGCAGCAGGGGGAATATGTTAAGGCTTTACTTGCTCCTAAGATTAAGATGATTTACGCTAATTGGGAACTGACGTTTCCGAAAGAGCGTATAAATGGGGCAGACGTTGCTGAGATGTTCGGAGTGACTCCCGTTATCACAGCGGAATAACCTTAAAAGGTTGCAGAGGGTTTTGGTAC